AAGACATCACTGTGTCGTTGGTGTCTGTATCATACCATATATCACCGTCTCTGTCATCATGTGGGTGTTCAAGTCCTAACGCATGACCCCACTCATGCAAATACACATACTTCTTATCATCAGAACGTTTTTTGACTAGGATAGTATATCCTTTCTCTGTTGGTATGCACAGACCAGAAGCATAACCATATGGTTCTGGCATAGCATTTTGCTCATAGAATGCAACCTCAGCATGTTTTGGTTTCTTCAACACCTTGATGTCAAATGATACTATCTCATCTGTGGTTGCAATCATGTTACGAGTGAACCTCGTTGGACTATCAACATACACCTTGAGGATATTATCATCCAAGAATTGAGAGGTGTGTTCATAGTTACGAGGATAGATTAGTTCTTCCATCAGCACTCATCATGCGGGAGATAATCTGGTGCTTCTACCTCTTCTTTCTTCACGTAACGGATATTGTAAGGAGAATTGAAGAAACGACGGAAAGCGACCACAGTAATAAGCAGCGCCGAAGAGACGCCAACAAGACCAAGGAAGGTAACAGCATCGCCAGTGAAAGAGTAAGTGTCAGGAGTCATCGGTAAATTGCTTTAAAGAACAGAATGATACCAGCAACAGTCATGATGCCAGTAAGGAGGAGAGAAGTGTTAGTTACGTCCATGATCAGCGAATGTAGAGGTAACCACCAGACCAATCAGCGTTGCCAAGCAACCAGTTCAGGTCTTCGTCCTGCAGCAGAGAGTAACGAGCAATCTTTGCAGGTGCCTTGATGCTAGCAGGTTTGAACACGTCACCCGTCTCACGATCAATGAAGGCGTGGACGCTGGAGGAACCACCGCTGTCCTTCATCATGACCTTGAGGTAACGGCGACCACGCTTGATGTAGAACTCAATAGGAGCACCATTCTCGATGATCTCAGCGATCTTGGACTGGTGGTAGTCCATGTTGATCTCATTGTCGATGCTACGCTGGTGAGCACGGATCTGGTAGTCCTTGAAGTTCATGTACAGGGCATCGCAGAGCATCACGGTGTAGTCCTCGATCTTCTCTGCTGCCAGGGTGGTGTTGATCATTGGGTGTGTCCCCTTGAGTACCTTCATATTGTAGGGCACACCTCGTCCTTGGCGACCTGCTGTGTGGCGGTCTGTAGAGTGTCACTGTGACATCTCTTCGACTGTCTGCATGATCTCCTGTCTGGTAGGTGCAGCAGGTTTAGGATTATCAGATTGAATTTGCTTGACAACCTCAATGCCACCTTTGATACGAGCACGAAAATCTTTGAGTTTATCCAGTTCTTCTTGCTTCTCAGAGATATCCGAGTTAACTGCTCTCAATTGATTTTCAAGGTTTTCTAGATACTGTTGGAATTCCATATAAATAACGGATTGACTAAACTACTATACCATAAATAAAGAGAAAAGGCAACCCTAATACTCATGGCAGTAAAACTATTTAATAGGATTGGATTAAGACGTGACTTAGACCTTGGCGACTTACTGAATCCTGAAGTAGCATTAAATAATGTATTGGGTACAATGGTGGACGAGGGAACGTTCACTGTTGAAGATATCGAACCAATCAAAAATATTTACGTTACTGATATTACATCATCAACATTCTTAACTCTTGTAGGAATCACTGTAGAGTTCACTCCTATCGTTATTGATGAAGAAACTGGTTTACCTGCTGTGGGTAATGCAGATAACCCTGTAGCATACAGACCCTTTGTTAAGATTAAGAATAGATTAGATACAGCATACTTTACAACAGGTGAACCATTCTTCTATGGTGGTGATGGTCCTGTCGCAACATATTATGATGCAAATAAGATTATTAGATTGCCAGATTCACTGGTACTTGGTAAGGTATATCAAATTGGTGATGTCGTATTATCAAATAATAATATTTACAGAGTAGTTTTACCTAACTCTAGCACATCCGTTCAACTGTCTCACATTAGTGGTTCTCAGGATGGTTTCTTATATCAAAGAGCATATGATGCTAAAGAGGTGTATTTTAATGGGCAGTATGACCCAATTACTGGTGAGGACAGGACAGAAAGCGATAACTTCTGGGAACGTGGATTCTTCTTATATGGAGATAAGATCAGGGATTCCTATCTATCATCATATGGTGGTGTGAAATGGAATGGATACTTTAAACCAACTGTATCTGGTTCACACAGATTCTTTATTAGATCTACTGGCAATGTTCAGTTCAAGTTCCAAGATCCATCAGTATTATCATCCTCACCCGCAAAGTATGGTCAACCAAATCCATCGTATGTTGCAGGAATAAGTGGTGGAACTACTAATCAACAGACCTGGAGAGCAACACTATATTCCAATTTGACTGATACTACAAGAAAATTTGTAGAACTTTGGTTTGAGACAGCGTTAACTCTTGCAACTGATGACTTAGTATATGTTGAATCACTACAAGGTCAATTAGTAAGTAAGCAATATAGAATTTCCACATTAAATCCATCTGGTGAACTTTCTTCAGTAGATAGAATATGGATCGAAGTAACTGAAGATTTCAACCGTAAGAATGTCGAACTAAATCAACTCCCAACAGTTAATACAACTGGTAATTGGGATGCTAGTACTGGCAACAAGTCAAGTATTAGATACTATCCATATGAAAGAAGAGCATTAAAGACATATCTAAATTCAATTTATAAAAATTTAGAGTTACCCTCGTCTGCATATACTATTTCCAACAACACAATTACATTTACTGGAGCAACTGCAGATTATTATTATATGCAGTTCATGATTAATGATTACATTTATGATTATAGACAAAGAGGCACAGAAACTCACGGTGCTAGAAGATTTATTGTTACCAGTTTAAACGATAATACAAAAACAGTAACAGTTGCAATTGATGCTGGATATACTGGAGTTAATACTTCATCAAATAATGATCAACTAGCAAGGTGGGATCCACCAAATTTATTTGTTTGGGACGCCACATTTGGTGAACTTGTTGATCAGACATATAATACTGGTGCAATAAACGATATCATTTCTGGTACAACACGCACAAACAATTTGCACTTTGTTGCTAGATTTGGTAAAAATGGAGATGATGGCATTAGAACCAAATATATTACCATTAATCAGTTCATTCCACAGTATGAAGAACATGCTTTTGAGTTGTCATTCTTTATGAAGGATGAGGATATCCCATTTGATTTAGATGTAGAAAACAAAGGAATTATTTTCTATTATGCTGATGAAAATAGTGGATATGACCCTATCAATTATAAACACTTATATGATCCAGATTATGAATTCTATCAAATTGGCGACTTTAAAACATTCTTAGACAACACTATTCCTCTTGGTGGTACTAGTAGAGAACAAGGTATCAGTCAAAGAACTTTTGGTGGTGAACAGTTACTTACTGCTGGTGATCAATACTCTACTTTCTACACAACGTTACCACTTCAATCAATTTATGAACCTCCAGTAAGATGGAATGACGTTGCTACATTTGAAGGCACTGGAGTTACTGCTGGTGTGAGAAGAGTTAGTATTAGTGATGTTGTAAACATTGAAGTTGGTAACTTTGTAGTCCAGAATAATGCTGCTGACTTCTATGAAGAAAATCCAATCTTACCAGCAGGAACAAGAGTAGTAGAAGTTCTGAATAGTGCAAATGCTATTAGTGGAGATGCTATCATCAGTAGAGTTCCCAGTTCTACTAATAGTAGCACTGCATTATGGTTCTTTAATCATCGTGGATTTGTAACCACAGCATATGTTTTTGCAAAGGGAGATGAAGGCACTCTTGCTCTTGGTGCTAACAGAATATACTGTCATCCAGATTTCCCAGTCAATACTGTTGTATACCCATTAAATAGTGGTTCTGATACTTCATTTGCTTTCTATGATACAAAATCAAGGACTACATTATTCAATACTGTAATCACAGCAAGTACAGCAGTTGGTACTAGTAATAACTTTACATCTAATGGTGTTACAGTTACATATACAAAAACAAGTGCTACTACCTTAGAAGTTACTGGTGAAGGATTTGGTTATGTATTGAGATATAAAGCAGGGGATTTTAGTGAAGTTAAGAAAGGAATGGTATTTGTATCTAATAGAGATTCATCTACTCAAACATTCTATAGAAGAATTGAAGGAATTGAAGATTTTAATAATGACAATGCTGGATATATTTACTTCAACAATCCATATACAAATTTAACTAGTGGCAACATGTTTGCTGCAGTATATTATGATAAAGGAATTGATATTGTAAAACCATTAGAGTCATATTGTAATGGCATTACATGTTCACAAAACAACTATCAGAATGAAACTGTCACCAATGAGGATGGGGAACAGGAAGTTGTAACTTATCCAAAGACAGATTATATTTTACCAACAGTTTATGAATCTCTTCAAGCGTGGGAATCTGGTCCTGAATTTAGTGTCACCAATACATATACAGAGAGTGGCGTTGGTTCTGTATGGTTTGGCACTAATTGGAAGTGGTGGTTTGATAGAGCAGCAGATTCAAGTGCAAATCGTGATTATGTAGCAACTCCTGGCAATGTAGCAGATTATGCAAATGCAGGAAGAACTTTCAAAGATGATATTGTACACGTTCAATTAACTCAAGATCTTATCAATCCAGCAAATACTGATGCATTAGTTAGTGGTTTAGAATCTGCTGGATATCCTGGAACATCAGCATTAACTGGTCCTAATGATTTTATTCCTATTGGAAGAGTCATTGGTTATCTTAGATTGGGTCCTGTTAATGGTGTATATGACTACAAATTTGTCGTCAAACTATTCAAAAATTCTGTAACGTGGGCAGACACATATACTAATGATATTGGTACTGTAATTAACAAAAAGATTGATTGGACAAAATTTAGTTCTTCACAATTCAGCATTAGAAAGTGGGCAAACCATGACGCTAATAGAGGTACAACTCTTGTTAGGGTATCTGATGTAACATCATCTTTAAACTTGGAAGCAAAATTATTAGCATGGACCACATCCACCAGCACTACTTCAACATATTATCAGTACACTGGAAACACTACAGCATATAGTGCTAGTTTTGGTTTAGATGCATATTTCCACAATATAGAAAGTATTCCAACACTAGAGAATACACTAGATTCTAGAGTAATTACCAATGGGTGCTGGTTGCGTGAAGAAATTATTGATGGTGTTAGAAAAACAATTTACTTTGAGTCATTTGATCAAACACAGGGACCTTACTCAGTATATGGTAAGCATTATACTGGTACTAATCCAAGTACTGGAATGGCAGTCACTTTTACTTTAACTGGTGGAACTGAGATTAATAATGCGGTTAACTTAAAAGAAGAGAGTATCAGTGATATTAAAGTTGGCACTAGTTTACCTCAAGATCAGTACAGATACTTACAGTTTAGAAATGAAGTATATCAATTAGTTCCAACAACTCCTACAGTTGAAGGAATCATACCATATGTAAGAGTTATTGATAGATTTACCACTCAACCTAACACTACTGGGTATCTTCAAAACTCCACCAACCAACTCTCGGTATATACTCTTGCAAATACTACTACAAATAGAGAACTGTGCTGCCCTCCATTAGACACATCACCACCATTTGATAGTTCACCAATTGGTCTTGCGACTACAATTAATGAACCAGATATGGCAGTTGCTGGTGGGTTGAATGTTAGAATTCTGTCAGCAAAACATCCTGTTGCTAACATTCTTGAATTGCCAAGTGGAGTTACTACATCACAACTAGATGTAGACAAGAAACTTAGAATTGAATTCAGTGGTCAGCAATATGATCTCCTGATTGGAGATGACGTACCTCAAGCAGTTAAAGACGCCAATTAAACCTTCTTCATAATGAGGAAAAAGTCCTCATTATTGATTGAAATCTTTAACTTATATGCTGTTGGGTTAGTTCCTGAGACAGAGAAATTGTCTGCCAGGGACTCACCCAATGCACCGTCACCATTAACAAATTTACTATTGTCTGTTGTAAGTCCATCTCGACGCAGATCAATATCAATGCTAGTTGTAAATACTAAGTCATTGATATTAACTCTAAATGATGTGGTTTTAATTTCCCCATCACCAATTGACCAAGGGTTATAATCACTTGAGAAAGAACGTGTCTTGTTAGCAAAGTCAGACCTTAAATCATTAGTAATTTGAGATCCAGCATCACTAATGAAAATGCCAGGAGATGCATCTTCTGCAAGTTGATTATCATTACTGTTAAACCCATCTGGATCATATGCAGTAAGAAGTCCATCAACAAAAATATCTCTCGCATAATATAATTTACGATCTACTCTATACTTTTGGTCTTTAAGATATGAAGTTTGATCGACATTATCAATAACGTTATTAAGTTCTACAGAATATCCATCATCAACATTATAACTGAACTGACCATCTCTACCATATTCATCAGAAATCTCTGCAGTTTCAAAAATTTCAGGTGCTTCTAAGTTTAAAACATTTTCAATGGTGAGAGTATCATCTCTTTTAAAAATTACGTCTGGAAATAGTGTTGTAGTTGGTACTGACACTCCAGAGTAAGTTGTACTTTCACTAGATGGTATTGTATATTCCTCAGCGACTAAGATGATTTCTTTGTCTGCTTGGATATTAGATCTTGGACTAGTTTTTAAGAAATAACTATCTCTACCATTAGCATCAAAGACACCATATTCTACACCACTATCATTTGAAGCGACGACAGGGGAAGAATTGACAACAAATAATTGAAAGGTGTTACCAAATGTAGATCCAGCACTAAATCCGTTTCCAGATGCAACTACCACAACATAATATACTGTTTGGTTGTTAACAATAGATGTATATTTGTCAGCAATTCTATAATCAATACCACTCTGAGTATATTTGCTACCAATTGAAATACCGATCCATGAAGTTTGAGATGTAGTGCATAACATCTTTCTACCAAATTTATTAAAGGTATCAAAGATGTTTAATTTAGATCCTCCTGAGTTATTATAAATGGTGAAGAATGGTTTAACATAACCTTCGGTGTCTAAAGTATAATTTGGATACTCTCTTACTCTAACACTAGTTGCAATAACATGTCCCAATCCAGAGGCATTAACTTCTGATGCAGATAATGATGTTGTTGCTGTAACTGGCACATACAAGTATCCAGGTGCGGCAGCAGTTGCATAATTAGGTGTCGGTGCATTTTGAATATAAGTTCTCATTAAACCAATGTCAGTAGCACTTGGTTCATCTCCAACATTGTCAATATTAATAATACTTTCAGGAAGACCTTCCATGTATGCAACTAATGACACTGGATTTGTCCTAGTTGCTCCAGTTTCCAATCCATTTACAGTAATATAATTAGTAACCCAGTTTTTGACATCATCAAGGAAATCTGCAAGAACAGTTTGATCAAAGTTCTGACTATTTGTGAAAAATGCTGCAAGCAGATCAATATCAAATGTACTCAATCTACCATCACCATCTACATCATATAAAGACAGATTTGAGGTCAATTGTTCCTGTGCATATATCTTTCTATTAATATCATATGCCTTATCAGAAGAATTATTAGGAAGTACAAAGGTATTTAAAGATGATGTTAGATTTTTAAATATAGTATATTCACCATCAAGTTTAGAACTAGTGTTTGTAATTTCTACGGTAAGATCCTTATTGCTCAACGTGCTAGGATCCCATGCATAGTTACCAACTAATATAACTCTCCAGGGGAATCCAATCAAAGTTACAGTGAATCCCTCTCCATTAATTCCTACAAACTCTCCTGGAATGTCACCATTAATGTAAGTTGAACTTCCTTGAACTCTATACTTTGATACAGATAATACATTTCCTTGAGAAAATCCAATGATAGCATCACCACTCTGCTGTACAGTTCCACTGTTAGTGATTTCTACTGATTGAATTTGCCCTCTAAACCCAGTTGACCCAGCACCACCATCAGATACAACCACTGTTGCTGCAGCAGATTCAAATGTTCCACCACCACCTTTAAATAATACTTCATATGTACCTGGATTATAATTCTGACCTCTATCAAATGTAATATCCCTTCCTGCTAAGGGATTTGTCAGGACTCCATCATCTTCAAAACCAAAATAATCGTAATCATAATCTTCAATTAAATTAATTGGTTGAATCTCTATAATATCATTGTCTGTGTAATTATACACAGTGTCTTTAAAGGTAAACTTTGTTCCAAGTTCAAGTGATTTACCAGATTCCTCGGTTGATGCTAAATCTCTAAACCTGTTAAAAAACAGTTGAGATTTCTCCGATGCCAATCCTTGAAATACTAATAAATCCGCTGCAGCAGTACCACCTGCCAAGTTATTGATGATTTCTTTACCATCAGTAACTTCTTGAAGATTTAACTCTTGTACAAAACCTTGATTTGCCATGTTTATTAATTAGTTTGAACAGTCCAACCTTTTGAATTTAATTCTTGCTTAATAACAGCAGCTCCAGTTTGAGTGGTTATCGTGCCATTAACAGTTCTGTACACTTCTACTTTTAATGATGTTCCTGTAGTGGGTGCATACCCAGGTTGGAATTCAATTTCATCGTTAGCATAATCTAATTGAACTGCAGCATTAGGAAGAAGAACTTCCGATCCATCAATAAACAATTTCGTATTATATATGGTTTCATTGGGTGCAGTACCCAATGTATCATTTCTAATATCTGCCGTTGCTAATGGGAATACCAACTGAGGATTTAATGGATCTAATTGATTAACTGCAATAAGTTCCTCAGCAACTAAACTTGTGCTAGTTGTAGGGGTAACTACAGTATTGGAAGTTGGTGCTCCCATATTAGGACCAGTCAAGTTAATTAATACCCCACGTCTTGGAGCAAGATTATAATTTGCCAATAAATCTTCCAAGATAAGGTCAACGTTTTGTTGATTGAGATAATTGTTGGACAAATCGAGTGATCTTATCCTAGTAAGCGTTGTCAAACTTCCAGTATTATATGCATTGATGTTATTACTATTTAATCCGATATATTGAATATTTGGTGCTGCAGCAGAGAAATCTGGAACTGCTCCAATAATTTGATTACTACCAGCATAAAAATAATTCAGTGCTGGTAAGTTAACAAGATTACCAATACCAGTAATAATATTACTGCTTGCATAGAAGAATCTCAATCTATTCAAATTGACTAATTGAATAGTTCCTTTAAATTTATTGTTACGAAGGTCTACACGATATAAATTGGTGTTGCCAGAGAATGAAGGGAATGGTGTACCATCAGCAAATGCATTGCCCCAACCAACTCCATTAGAATGCAATTCTTGCAAATTGGGAGCACCGCTGGTTGCAAAGAAAGCACCATTTAGATAATTACCATTAGTATCAATAAGAAGATAATTTAGATTAGGGAGATTAAATGTGCCATCTTGGAATTCTGCCCCATTGTATGTTTGAGTTGCTGCATCCCAAGTGCCAATATTTCTACCAAGAACATTACTAAAGATTCTAATTTGTGTTACCTTTTGGGCATCTTGGAAGGTATCATCCCACATAATATATCTTCTTCCATGTTCACCACCATTAAATGCAGCACCTTGACCACCAGGACGACCACCTTCAATAGAAGTGTATCTAAAGTCAACTGTTCTAAGTTCAGTGTTACCAATAAACTTAGGAATCATTCCATCTAATCTTGAAGCATAAAAATTCAAACTTCTAAGATTGGAGCAGTTTGCTAAAGCATAGTCACTTAAACTTGATGGTGTGGTATTTTCCCATAGATGATTATTCTGTGCAATTGGTTGACCACCTGGAGCTAAATGATTAACAGTAGCACCTCTTGTTGGGAATCTAGTGTAATTGCAGTTTAAACTTTGAAGTCCAGTTTTATTTTGCAATCCACTTGGAATTGGCAATGAGGTATCATAAATTGAAATACTTTGAATAGAATTCATTAACGAAAAATCAATTCCAGTTGAAGTAAGTGCTTCATTTTCACCAACTTGGAAGTTTGTAAGAGGTGACGGATCACTTCCCAATCCACCAGTTGTTGATGGATTTTCCCAAATTGGATTCAATTTAGTAAAGTAACAATCATAGATGTTAATTGATCTCAATTCCTTCAAGTTAACTCTTGGAGTAATCTCTTGATTGACTACGTAATTGTAGAAATCATTATTATATACATCAACATACTTTGAAGCAGTAGTTCTATAAATTCTTCTGTTTCCCAAGTTCTGCATGTTTAAATCTCTCAATCTTGGGCATCTTGTATATAAGTCCAACACCTCAACTTGGTTCTGATGATTAGCAATAGATGAAATGGGAGTAGTAGAACCCGCACCAACTCTTTGAGGTTCTTTAATGTAAATATAACGAACGGTGGTATTGTTCTTTGTGTATGTCTCCTTATCAAAGTAAATTCCTTTGATATCTACAGATACTGCAGGAGAACCAATGTCAAAGGTAAATGTTTGCTTCTCTTCTGTATCAAGTAAAACCGCATTATATTCGTTTAAAGTTACTTTAAGGACAAGATACTCATCAGCGTTCAAGAATGTGCTGTGCTGTGTGTAACACCCACGAATGTTTAAATTATACAATGACGTGGGAAATTTAGTCATTGCATAACTACCAAAGAATCTTTCGTCTTCTACTGAGTTTTGGTAGATTAAATTATTTTGTACGTTTACAGTCCTCAATGTAGAATTGAAATCTGTGATCGCTGTCTTATCATTATTATAAGATGGTGTATATGTAATATCACACCAATTTGGCATCTCAGTCAAGATATTATTAATTAACTGAAACTGAGTTACATTAGGATACTTGACATTAGGAAATACTGCGAGGTTTGCATTATTTGCAACAAGTGTTGTAATATTTTTGGGTGGGAAGTATACCCTTAACTGCCTCTCTTTAAATGTAGATGAGTTAAATCTAATTCTTGAAAGATTACTGCCGATGATACTTGGTCTACTAACAATCTCTGCTCCTGTGTCAGTATCTGTAAAAGTATAAATTGGAGTTTTGTTAACACCGTCAACATTGTATGCATTATGGTAGAAATCCATCTGCAAACTTTTGAACGCCATTGTAAAGATCTGTGGGATTCCACGCATTGCATACACATATGCGTCTTGTCCGTTTAAATTAATTTTGATAGTTTCAGTTGGAACTTCGGTGTCAAATCTTACTGGTTCTGGAGTATCTAATACCTTCAAAATAGTTTCATTACTTCCAACAGTATAAGTACTGCTCGTTCCCAATCTAAGGGCACCCTTCAATTGTACAGATGCACCATAAGAAATTGCTTCGGTTGGATTTGCTTCAGAACCTCCACTCCATGCACTAACGCGAGATGTTGAAATATCACCATACTTAAGATCAGTTTTTGCAACATTTGTACCTTTATCATTTGGTACAAATTTAAACCTTACAGCACCGCCAGAAACAGCACCATATGCTTCAAGATTACCCCTCATGGGTTGTGCATAACCAGAGGAGAGTCCAATTAAATTAGAGTATTGTCCAACGTCTGCCTTCAAACGATCAATGTATCTGGTCAGATTGACATCTAAACCAGATACTTGCTGCAAATCAATCCTATCCAAATTACCACCGATACCTTGAATAACTTCAAGATCTCTGATGTCTAATCCTAAATTATTTAACGCAGTATTTCTTGATTGAATATCAGAGAAATTGAATGCTACTTTTAGACCAAAAAGTACTGGATTGGTAATTGCCATTTGTTATAATTGCTCTACATACGTAATGTTGATTTCGATATCTACCGCAGTGTTTCCAATTGCTCTTCCAACAATAAACACTGCTTCGGTATTTACTACGTCAGGAGTGAGAACCTTTCGATCAAAACCAAAGACATCTTCTAAATCAAAATATTTTGTCTCGTTATTAATATATAGTGTCGTAAGTCGATCGCCTGGTCTCAATATACCTTCACCTTGGGTATCAATTGTAGCAGAAGACAATCTACTGACCTGTTGGAATGCAGCAGGTACAACATCATCATTTGGAATGATAGAACTTTGAACGGTGTCTCCGACACCATTTACATCAATTTGTCCCGTTCTTAAATTATCTTCAAGTCCATAAGTTGTCCTGTCTACACCCTCAAATAAACCACTTTGAGGGTTAATAACCTGATTGAAGTTTCTCTTCCACTGAGGATTCTGTGTTGAGAGGTTTCCAAGTTCATCAATATCGTGTAATTCAGCACTTCGTATTCTTGCATTATCTCTCATTTTAACAAATGCATACAGAGGGAAAGCATCAAAGTCAAACACTGCTTGGTTATTTCCACCACCACTGTATGATCCAGGAGTATTATATTTGTCCTGTTCGCTATTGCCACCGTCATCAGTTCCACTGAACCATGCCTTCATTTCAACTCCATTATATGCAATATTAAATCCACCTGCAGGAATTAAAGAATTTCCATTTTCATCTACTGACCCTGCAACATCAACATCAGTTGTAAGATCATTATCTTTAATAGGAATAATATTATATCTTACAGTTTCTTGGTTGATAGTGACTTCATATGTCTTTTCTTCCCCAGCAAATCTAGCAATTTTAGGAGTAGTGCTTACAATTCCACCCTGACCATCACTTTCATAGAAGAATTTAATATAAGACAGTGTATTTGGTGGATTATAAGCAATCTGACCACCAAATGGACTTCCACTAGCACCATAAATCTTGACATTACCAGTTTTTCTCAAGAAATATTGAGCAGAGTTTTTATATGCATTCATGGCAGCAACTCTTTCTTGTTGAGTATCTCCCTCAAAAGATCCCTCTAAGAAGTCACCAATACCAATAGAAGTCAACTGACTTGCATCAATCTGTTCTACAAAAGTGGTGGTAGTTTCTTGCTTCTCTAATCTTGTAGTTGCACACCTACCACTAGAACTTCCTCTTGGAGTATTGATTCTGAAATCTTCCGTAAATGGAGCAATTCTTCCATACCAATCTTCCCCATCTTCAAATCCAGTGTAACTATATGAAGTTCCATATGGATGTAGCTCTAGAGATACACTTTTATCAGCAGGGATAAACTTAACTAACTTCTGATATGAATTGAAAGCACCAGTATCAGTGTTAAGTTCATAAGAAACCTCAGTTAAATCTTGATCGGATTGAGTTTTCCAACTCAACAATTCACCTGTTGCTTGATCAAAAATTGGTCTATATGGAGTAAATCCAATCTCCCATTCAGAAACACTTCCAGTAGAATTGCGTGTATAATTTTCTAACCATTTAAGAACCCCAGTTGGTCCAGACAATGGCGTTGGACTTACTACCATTGTTGACTTTTGATCAAATAGTGCATCAAATGTTTCAGTATTGGGATCACCAAAGAAATCTGCAGGAACTGCAGGGTCATCTCCAATTGGATTTGTGTTAAGAACAATTCTAGCAGGATCTAATTGTCTCTCCTCATCAAGATCCCACCTTTTGCCAATAACATATCCTAAAAGATTTGCTGTTGTTGGCATTACTCCAACAAAATCAGCGCCAACATCTCCAATATAAGTATTCCACAATCTGGTAGTACTGACCTTAGTATAAACATCAGTAAGATCCAAATCAAATAATTTTCTCTTCTCTTCAGTAAGTACAAAACAAGGTTGAACTGTAATAGTTTCACCAGACAATCTAATGTCTGCAACTATAGAAAATTCAGAAACATCAATAAGACCAAAAGAATATGCACCAACAGCAGTTAAAGTGTATTGGAAATTAGATCCTCCACCACTACCTAAATCAGAGTCAGCAGCAGTAAGTTGATCACCAACAGTATAATTAGATCCTTTCAAAGTTGTAGTAACTTCGGTCACTACTCCATTTTGAGCAACAATATTAATTACTGCAGCGGTGGTGCCAGCATTGGAAGCAACGTTCATTGTGACATCACCTGTAGAATTTCCACTTCCACCCCTCAAAATAGTGTAAGTCAAGATTCCACCAGTACCATCTACACTATCAACTCTAATCTGAATTCCTCCAGAAGCACTAAATACAAGTTCATTCACAACATAAGCATCACCAGCAGTTGTTACGGGTGTTACACCTTGAGATGTTGCAACACCATCTTCTACTACAATGTCTGCTGTCAAGTAATCACCAGTTCCTCCGCTGAGAGCAACATCCTGATATGTTCCTGCAGCGTATCCAGTGCCTTTATTTGTAATGTCGCCAACATTTCCCCTGTATTTCTTATTAACAATGTGTCCAGAATTTAGTAATGGATTGCCATTAGCATCATCAAATGCATTAACATAATCTCCATTCCTAATATAAGTATGATTCGTGGAGGGAATAACTATTGTATATCCATTGTCCTCCACATCAAGAACATCGATATCAATTGGAGCAAGAGTTAAAGTTGTTGAAATTTCATCAAGTGGTAACTTTTTAAATTTCCTATTTACATTATGATTGCCATTGTAAACATCTGGCATATAAATGTAAGCAGATCCTTTACATGCAACGCATTTTGTAAAGTTAATCTCTGCCATTGCATTTGTTTCACCTGGAGTTACTCCAGTTGCAGTAATCGATAATGCTTTGGGAATAATAATCTTCTTGTTAGGAATTGATACATTGTTACCCTGGGCATCAGTGCCACCACTAACAATATTTGTTTTAGGATAAAGACCAAAAATAGAAACATAGTTTCCTCCACCCGCTTGGAATGGAAGATTCTTTGGTTCAGAAGTTTGAGAATAAACACTAACTGTTCCTTCATCACCACCATCAATGTACATTGAAGTACCATACTTATAAAGAACTTGTGGTTCCACAATACGTGGTGCCTGTGCAGCACCAATTCTCATCTCATACTTAAACCTGTAGAAAGGATCACCCATCGAGGGTTCCTGTAGTTTGTTCTCAATAACAAATGTATGAACAACTACCCAACGTGCTTTTCCATTTTCGACAGGAATATATGCATACAATCTTAAACCAATAGCACCATACCAACCAAATTCAATCTTGTACATGGTGATTTCATCTGTGGTTAACAGATACCCACTCGGACCATTACCATTTAAACTATCTCCATTAAACTTCTCTTTTGGAAGAGAAATTTCCTGAACAGAATAAACCTTATCAGCAATGGTTTTATCATAGTATTTTACTAATGAGATATCTTCGTTACCATCTTGATCAGCAACACCGAGTTCTTGTAGTGAAGACAATGGAAGATGTACGGTAGATCTCCTGACAATATAAAAATTGGCACCATCTCTTCTAAATACATACTCATCAAAGTCATTAAAAATACCCCATTCTGCAAAGTTACCAGCAGTATCCTTTGCCATGGTTGCTCTAGTGCCAAAGGTATATCCACTAATACGCCCTGGTTGATACCTAAATGCTTGTCTGGACTGCAGTAAAGCATACTGACCACCAACTGGACTGTATCCTGGGACAAAATCACTCGCTACAGGAACTCCACCAGCGTTAGCAGAAATAAAAGGTTTGTTTAACCACTCTTCTCTGTAAGGGTTTAAATACGTTTCTGGACTTGATGCACCTTCGTTTGGAGTACCTGTAGCAATAGCACCCGCATCTATTGTAGTATCCGTTCCAGTTCCCCTTAACGTCAGTGCTAAATCAAATATAAATCCAAATCCAATTCTCTCATTTGTGACTGGTTCATAGATTTCTCCTTCACCAGAGTTAATTAATCTCCAGGTATCTGTCCAGATTGAGATCTGACGATAGTACTGAGTTGTACTACCACCAAAGTATTGATTGCTGTAGAATGTAGCATCATCCCAAATATTAATTGCTGGTAAGAACCTTGTAATGAAATAATTATATTTCTGATAAGCAATTGGACTATTAATTGAAAGATCTCTTAAGTTTCTAAAATACTCATAGAGTGCTTTACCCAACTTCAACCAATTCTGCCACCTAATCCACCTTTCCTCACTAAACAGACCATTAACATTATTACCATCTGCATCTAATACTTGAGACAGTGGTGGATATGGGAAAGTATATGGTACAGGGAAGGAACTAATTCTCAATGCACCTTCATTACCAACTTCTTCAATTCGAGATTGATAATGTGGTCCTTCCCTCTCAGTTTCTCTCTGAGTCCAAACGATAGGACCAATGTTGTTGTTATCAGTATAATATACAAATTCATCTGGATTAAGACCGTAAGTAGATACGTTAGAGAACAGTCCTAATTGTGTCTCAGCACGATCGATGCCCAGCAGTGTAGAACTAACTTCAGATGTTGATGGAAATACTTCTTCAATTTTAACTACTCCACTTCTAGTCAAAGTCAGTTTCTTTCTAATCAAAGAAACTGGTGGAGTGTCAGTTTTTAAAATTGTATTTAATGGATCCTTATTTAAAATGAATTTTAAAAGTAGATTACCATTAGCGTCAATACTTTCTTGAATCTCATTAATCGTAAAAGTTTCATACTCTCTACCATCAAATGCATTTGATTGAATAAGAGTACGTGGGTCTCCGTCATCATAAAGATCTCGGAAAATAGAAGCGCCAGTTGCCATTTCAATGGTATCTTTAGGCGCAATATACTTGTATCCCCCTTGAGGATTAGTGATCTCAACATAAGGAGGAATGTCACCTCCAGTTTCGGGATCTGCTCCTGGTTGGCGGCGTCTTACTTCAAATTCATCCCCAAATAAAACAAAGTCAAGAACTTGCTTTTCTTCTGGAATAGTTGGGAGGACAACTCCTAACGCTTTGTCTGAAGTTAATTCACTAGTAACAAATCCATCAATCAAAGACACTAAGGGATCACCAGAGGAATCTGTCAACGGAGTTCCTTCAATATCTTGAAGGATCACATACAGATCTCTGGTTGCCGCTGCTCTAAATTGATACCCGATCTTGGTATCGAAAGAACTACCACTCAGGGTGGTGATGTCGTTAGGATCGGGTGGATAATAAAATGAAGAAAACGACGGTGTTGATGTGACTGCCATTTATTATTGTTCCTCCCACGTAATAGCGGCGTTAATTTCCGTTTCAGCAGCACTGCTGTCATATAATCTATTTACACTACCAACAATAAAGAGATTTTCGATCTCATCCGTGAGTGGGAATGAGAGATAATCTTTGTTGTAGTCGAAGAACTGCTGTAATGGGAACTGTTCGCCACTATTAGATGGAGTGAACAATGTCGTAATGACTTGACCTGTGCCTGGAATTGGTGTTCTCTGCTCATCAGAGACCGCAATAGCGGACAATGAAGTGAGAGGATCTGATGTTGGATTAACTGCCGATCCATCCAGACCATTTGCTGCAGGGTTTGGTTCTCTGAACTCACCTGCTCTCAGGAAATCACCAAAGATAACGATGTTTGAACTATACTTCTGATATGAACTAAAGAGGTAAGTACCACTTGCATTTCTTTGAAGAAGACCAAAAATAGTAAATACGTTACCATTATCACCTTCATAGTATCCTCTGAAATATCCATAGGTAGAGGTAAGGTTCTCTAAGTATGGTTTTGATGTTCCAGGGATTCTAGCACCTTCAAGAGCAGTTGGTCTACCAATTGAACCAATGGTTAACCCATCACCATTAGTGTAATCCGTTCTCATGTTACCCTTATTTCCACCAACAGTTGCAGTGGAATCTGCCTGAGTACCATCCTTAGTTTGGAATACAGGTGTCTTAATCAGTTTAATAGTAGCAGGTTGGTTAGAGTTACCAATAGACAATCTTGTGGGATATACCTGAATTCTATTTCTAACACCATTAACCTTATCTCTACAATTTAAACCAACTAAGATATTTGGACGATCCAGAACTAAGAAGAAATCACCAGATTGAGCACCACTAATTGGTTTGCTCAGATAAATTTTAGTACCACTGACCCAAGATACCTTTACATTTGGTTCTCTATTAGGTGTAACTAAAGTTGCACCAATGTAGAATGTAGGATCTGTTACCGTAGGACCATTAGTATTAGTTGCTCCAGCAAGGTCAAGATATGGATATGGATCAGAATTATCGGAAATATCTCCATAGTTATTTCCAGCAGTAATGTTAAATCTCAATCTTGAACCATATACCTCAGAGGATACTGGCGTTGCATAGTTAAACAAACGAACTGTACCACGGTCACCACCATCAATGTAGTATGAAGCACCATACTTAACAAGGAATTCAGAGTAAGAGTTAGAGTAACCAACTGTGTTGTCAGTTCTTCTATCGTTCTTATAACCATATGAGAACTCAGTACCACCACCATAGACGTAATAAGTAATTGGAAGAGTTGGATTACCCAGAGATGCAACCTTCAACTGGTTCGATGCTCTGAGGTGGTGTACACGTACCCAGCGTGCCTCTCCAGAGTCCAGAGGGACGTATGCAAGGAAGAGAGCACCAACAGCGCCGTACCATGAGAATTCAATCTTATACATGGTAACGTTCTCAGGATTCAAGTTCCAACTGGATGCTCTTGTTAAGTCGGCACCTGTTGTCTCATCTCTAACAGTTTGTCCTGGGAAGTTTTGAGAACCTTGTGAGTATACAACGTCAGAGTAAAGAACATCAGTACCAAGTGCTTCAGTACCCTCGGCAAGACCATGGACTTTCTCTCCAGAGAATCTTGAGCGAGGAACTCTATACTCATAGACACCCCAGTGTGCTGGTTTTACATGATTATATACCCACTCTTTAAGAAGTTTCTTATTAACATCATCAATATCATTTTTAATTGATGTTGCGTTTGCTGCAGTATTTAAGGATATGTCTGTTGTAACAAATCCAACCTTGTCATCAATAGCAGTACCATAACTGTACCTGTATGGGAAACAACCGTAGGGATTGAGACCTGTTACTGCTTGAGGATCTGCATTTTCTACAGTACCTCTGTATGCAAAGTTAGTGGTATTTGGTAATACAAATGGTGCAGGAGTTACAACATAAGGAGTATTCTTTTTAAATGCAATACAGTTACTATCAGATCTTACAAATCTGTGAGTGCTAGTATCAGTAGAAGGAACTGTTGCCAAAACTTGAACTGTAAAAGATGTAGCATCAACTACAGTAATTGGAACCCACTTGCCACTGATTGGGTCAGGTGCTCTTGTGTTTGCAGTATTGTTTCCATTGGGGTCAGGAGTACCATCAAGATTCTCATTAAATGATCTTGGATACCTGTGCTCTGTAGCATGAGAATCTTGATTACAAGTAAAGATTAATGAATAATCATCAATCTTGATAAGATCACCAGTTTCCAAATTATGGGCACTATCAAAATTGATAGTCATCAAACCTGTGGTTGGATTATAAACAATACCACCATCAGTACCATCACCAGTGCCAGCAGTTTGATTTGGGGTTAGTTTATAATTAATCTCTGCATCAGTATTAATAACAATTGGAGTGATTTGGTTAGTGTCGTAGATTTGAGCACTACCGAGAGAAAATACGTTAGAATCACCCGCTGCTGCCCTTGTTAGTTCAACACGTGAACCACGAATTCCATCAACATAATAAATACCACCATCAACAATAGAATCTTGAATTGTACTACCAACTCCCAAATCATTGAATACAGTTCCATCATTTTGCTTCTTATTCTTGTAAATGTATACTCCAGACCCCTTTCTAAGACCTAAACTTACACATCTACCAGTAAATTGAGTATGAGTATGAAGAATTGTAGATGTCTTCAGCGTAAACTGGAAAGTATTGCTGGTAACGTTTTCAATTGGGAAAGTATCTTCATCATCTTTAGCAGGGTAAATCTTTGGTTGAGGATTGTATGAACAATTAGTTTCAATACCCTCAAGATGAATCATATCGCCTGCAACAATATTGTTGGATGCAGTTGTTTCAATAAAGGCATAACCAAAGTCAGCACTAGCTTGATCTACAATATAGTTAAAATCGGTGATGGTATATGAATCTCCAGATGAGGTTGCTGGGATCGTCTGAGACCATTTTCCGAGGGTTCCACCACTGACATAAGTATTAGTTGCGGGATCAATTCCAGAAACTGCTTGCTTACCAATTTGCAGTTCAAAAGTTCTAGAATCAACTCTTCTACGAATGTAGAATACGATTGGATCAAATGATTCTGGGAACGAAGTTTTACCAGTGCCTGCAAGAGTTACTGAACTACCAAACTTAACTCTATCACCCTCATACCATGTGTCATTGTCACTTCCAACAGTTACCGTAGCAACACCAGTAACTCCATTATAAGACCAACCAGTGATGGCAACACTTTGTGTAGTTGCTTGAGAAACTTCTGCTACTCTACCTGTATTTGGATTATATGCTTGTGCAACACTGAAACCATCAAATCCATTGTATCCACCAGCACCAGGACTATCGTAAAAAGATTTACCAACAAATACTTTTAGTGTATTTCCTGCCTTGGATTCAACTCTAAACAGGGTTTGTGCATACTTGTTGGGATATAACTTAGCACCAGTATTACAAGTAAGCAGAATATCTTTCAGGGTAACACTATCACCCTCTTTGAATCCATGGTCACTAGTTGTAGTAACCTGACAAACACCTGTAGTATTATTGTAGGAGAAATCTCTAATGTGCTTCTCATAAGGATCAAGAAGCAATTCAGTAGATTCTGTTCCTTTAACAGATGCAGAAGTATCTGCACCAACTTGAGCAACATAAATCTCTCTCTTATCCTTCAGTAATGATTGGTCAAACAAACCACCATGGATGTTTAACAAACCATCACGCAAGATTACTGCATCTCCATGATAATCATAGTAATCCCCAGGGATTTCCATGTTACCATAATCATCATATTGAGCAACACCAAATTGACGTGGATTAGTAGTGTTATCAGGATCGTAGAAATACTTTTCGTTCTTCTGTCTGATTAATGACTGGGTTCTTCTTACACAACAGAAGTTATCACCACGACCTTCATGAATACTCTCATAATAATAACCATCAAATTTATCAAATACACCATACTTCTTAACCGATGGATTAAGTACTTGACGATCTTGTCCTGCAAGTAAGTACGTTTTGCCATTATCAGCAATGGCACCATTAGGATAAAATGCTGAACTGATTGCAGAAGCAGTAGTATATGGAGCACGACCAAACTTAACACCAAATGTACCAGCAGAAACACGACCTGGCTGGTATCTAAAGAATCTCTTAGATGTTAAGATTGAGTGTTCATTTGCGGGTGCCTCAACAAGAGCACCTGCCTCTGCGGGAACGTGCCCAAGACCCCAATCCTGAACACCTGGGATTCCAGTATATTCATTCTGTGTAGCACCAGTGCCACCTGCTGGAATAGTTAGTGCCTGTTCAGGAACTGCTGTCCATTCTGATGGGTTAACATCGTAAGTATTAACATCGGCAAAGATACCTAATGCAACTTCAGATCTGGGAATGCCCAGCAAAGAAAGAGCAACTTCCGATTGTTGCTTATTTTGTTCTTCAACAGGAATTGCTTCCTGGTCACTAGCGATAACAACAGGAATTGACTTCTCTGCAGGTTGTTGTCCAGTAGGAACTGGAGCAGTTCTGCCGACAACTACGACGGCAGAGTTATTGTTTACATTAGTATTAGTTGCCATGTCTTACTTTACTCCGATGATTCCCTTGGCGATGGTAAATGTACGTTGCTTCTTTATATATCCTCTGGCGGCAGGGTCTGCTGTAATACTGCCTCCATTGTTATTAGCATTGAATGTGTTGAAATCTGCTTTATACAGAACCATATTCCATGCTTGATTGACGAAATTCAGTCCACGAACTTCAAGTTCAGAAGGTAAACTATACCCAGTAACTGGGTTGTGCTCCTGTAATGTTACAATATCCCCAATGGTGAATTCACCAACGGTTTCAGCGGTAATTTTAATTGTATATTGCTGAGAATTTTGATCATAATCAACTACACCAGTAATGTTATAATTATCGGCGTCACCAATATTTATTTCCTCAGTAGCATTTACATAATATACGATGTAGTTATAATTAATTCCAACTACACCTTGAATTGTTCTGTAAGGAATGCTACTCAAAGCAGCAGGAGGAATTTGAACTTGAACCCCACCATTAGCAGCATCATATACTTGAGTTTCAAGGACAGATCTGTTAACTCCACCAACGTTATAAGTCAGTGGGTTTGCACCAAGGGTTTCATTTCCATTATTATCAACATTAACTGTATATACAAATGTATTAAAGATTGCACTGGTGAAGTTCTTGGCAACATTCTCTTCAACATAAGTAAATCTAACTGGACCATTGGTTCCAGTCCCTGCCGTCTTGTAGCAGTTAAGGTTAATATTATTAAAGTCAGAATCATAAAGATCTGTTGTTGGAATCCACTCATCATCTGGTCCAAGAACAAGATTATTCTCAGTGTTAGAACTTCTAGCACCGTAAGTTCTGATCCCTGTTCCAGAGTTTCTAATAATACAAGAGTTAAATGCTACAACCTCAGTGGTTGTAATATCTGCAGGTCCAGGGTTGTTAATAAATGCACTATCAGAAACTTTAAGAACGCTACAGTTAGTTGCTTGAAGTGGATTATCAAAGGAAGTGTAAGTTGTTGAATTATCACTAATAAAGCAGTTTTGAACAGATACTCTTGATCCTTCAGCAATCCAAAGACCATCGCCTACAGAGTTAGTAATATCACATCCAGAAATTGAGAAGTTATCAATCCCCCCAGCATAAACTAAAGCATTTGATTCTGGAGATGCACTAACACCCAATCTGATGTTATTGTCATAATTTCCATCAATGACAATATTATTGACTGTAATGTTTTTATTTGGTTGAGAAGTAGTGTTTGATGGTGTTCCAGTTGCATCCTCTGGTGTTCTCAAATATAAAGCACAATACGTTCTACTGATTTCACCATTTGAATTCCTGTTCCATGAAGTGTCAAAGTATTGCTTTTTAATGATGCAGGACTTACCCGCTCCAGCAAGAGAGAAGTTTGAAGGAATGTCTAATCTCTTAACCAAATATGTACCACCAGTTAAGTATAATGAATCCAGTCCCTTATCAATAACATCATCAATTACAGCATGTATTGCTTCAGTGTCATCATGAACTACTTGCACTCCGCCAGCAGCAATATTGATGTTTGTAGTATTTGAAGTATCAACCGTATCATATGCAGTATCTGGTGAATTACTTAAAGTAATTGTTTTGGTAGCATAATCTACTGACTCAACAGTTCTCTCAACATATCCAGCAATTGCTCTAGCGGTTGGAACTGTATTTGGAAGTACCGTGGTTGGGAACCCATACATCTTAGTATGATTCGCATGAATAGTTCCATCAGTATTTTTATTTCCCCAAGTCACTCTATCAAATGCACCATAATCCTTAAAGTCAATTGGACCCAAGTTAATGTCAGAACCAATATCTCTTTGACCAACAATTGCAATGAGATTTAAGTTCGCATTATGTACCGAAGGAGCAATTGCATTTCCTTCAGCAGTACTTACAACTGCACTAATATCATTATGATAACGATAGACAAGAATTGCATGATTAGCATCTGGTCTGAACAGTTTCAAGTTGTTATATCTTTGCTCATTAAACTGAGTGAGGGGATAGTTTGCAACAACATTAGTATTTGCTCCTGATCCTGCGTGTTTTAGTTGATGGAATGAAGATACAACGCCAGTATCTACATTTAACAATCTTACATAATATGTGTAGTTTACTCCGCCACCACTTCCACCAACAGCAGCAGTAACTTGGGCACTTTGATCAATACTTGTTGTCCACTGATTATACACACTAGAACTGTCTGAGTTAGTGTAATCATATTGACTAATATTCTTTGTATTGACACCAAAGACCTTTACAGTTTGTCCAATTCTCCAAGTACCAACATTTTGTGATACAGTATCACCATTACCATCAAGATAATCTCCAATACTTACAACAAGTTTATTGTTAGCATCAACACCCAGAGCAGTCGCTCTGTAAATAGTGCCATCTCCAGAAACTCCAAAGGATGACAGGTTGTTAACATCACCAGTATTTAAAGAGAAGTACTCAAATGCCGTTCCCTGCTCATTAACTCTCAGCAACTGTTCAGGAAGTCCACCAACAGTAATTCCAGTACCACCACCAGAGATAGGAATAACAGGGAGATCTGTTGTTTGAATATTTTGATAACTCGTAGCACGAATAGAACCAGTTACATCCAGTGTTGCTTGTGGATCATCATTATTAATACCAATACGGTTTTCATCATTAGTGTATGCTTGATTAGATCCATTGACAGATCTAACATTAATTACGTTATCATTACCACTCTTAATCCTAAGGATATTATTAACACCACCGACTTCAATTGCACTAGTAGCAGTATCATATCCAAGTACTTTAGTATAGGAGGTTCCAGATGTTAAGATCTTAACTGTGGTGCTACCAAGGGAAATACCATCGGTAGGAACAAGAGATAAAAGAGAACTCCCGCCAACTGATAAAACTAATGCTTCAGGTGATGATACTCTAGAAATACCTGTTGTAGTACTATCACCAAAAATTAATGACGGATTAGAACTAGTTCCGTTATTAAGTTTTAGTTTTGGTGAATTAATTTGCGTGTTATTATCTGCTAAAGTTAAGTTACCAGCAGATACCGTAAGTCCACCAACAGCAAGTTCCAGAGCAGAGTCGGTTGCTGCTGGAGCAGTCAAAGTTAGTTTATTAGAACCAGCAGTAAAATAAGTCGCCCCTTGCCCAACTCTAATATTTAAAGTCGATTCTAATGTAATTGGTTGTGTTCCAATGTCTGCTGATCCAGTTGCATTCAAATATTGGGTATCAAATTTACCCTCTGTGATAGTTTGATCCTTAATTACACTGGACGTAATTCTAGTTAGTGCCATTCTGTGCTTTTACCCTATGTTTTATTTATTAATTGGCAAGACAACGAATGTCAATTCTAGTACCTACGGGTAGTTCCCCGTCGAAATAGAGATAAGTTCCATCAAAGTGATAGTCAACGTATGGTTGTTGAATAACCCCATCAATGAATACAATCATACTTCTTGTATTGAAATCAGCAACATTACCAATACCTCCCACATCGGCATCTCTTGGAGCACCACTAACGTGAGGAGTCGCAGCAGATGATCCATAATAGATAAACGATGACAAGGCATTTGTCATTCTTGCACCGAATGTTCTAGTAATAGAAGTTAAGGTTGAAGAACCTTGATATCTAACAACATCAATTGTTAATGGTGGGTTACTCTGAGTATTGTCAAGTTTAAAGATGGTATCTAAGTTTGTATTAGTATTTGCTGCATTTGCAATTGTAATTGTAGCAAAGAATGCTTTCTTAGTAAGTCCAAACGATGCTGTATCTGGAGTTGTAACATTACCAAGGGAGTCAATATTAAATACACTGTTACCACCAACTTTTGCATCAAAGATTCTAGAAGATACTGCTCCAGTTGGAGATCCAGCAACATTAATCTCAATTGGTTTATACTCAACGCTAGAACTTGACCAAGTTTGATTTAAAGAAATACGAGTTTCTTTTGTTGATGTGTTTGAAGTAATGGAGTCACCGACTGCGTTACCAATGTCAAGATGTGTGCCAATTCGTTGACTGGTTGTTACATCAAGATCATAGTTAGTATTTGCATTAGCAATACCTAAATCAGCACCTACATTGAGAGAATAGTTCCCATTAGTGTCTTTATAAGAATGAATTTTCTCCGTTCCTACAAGTCCAGATTCTCTCCACTCTTGAGTAGAATTTACCTGATCATCAACATAAGTCCAACCACGAGAATCTCCATTAACAGGAGTTGTCTTCAGAACATAATCTCCAACGATTTCTCCAGTTAATGCACTAACAGTATCTCTATTGAGAATCTTAGTTACAATACCATCAGGATTTCTAAGTTTGATGCCACTGAAGAAATTATTTTCAGTGTCAAAATTAGTATCCTTCAGGAATGTTACTGGTCCTTGGAATGTAGATGTAATTGTGTTTCCAGAACCACCAATAACGGTTAGGTTATCCTTAAGAGTAAGGGTATTGAGTTCTGTAATTTGGTTTTCAGTTGTCTTACCAGTAACAGCATTGATAACTGTATTACCAATATAAAGATCCCCTTGAGAGTTAAGACCAGAATAGAATGCGATACCACCCTGCTCTTTCAGTGATTGGGAATACTTAACTTGATCATTAGTAAGTACTTTATTCTGCTTGATTGGGAAACCAGTTGAATAGTTACCAGGACCAAAACCAACATATTCAAATGTATGGTTACCAGATCTAATAGTAGATGGTCTACGAAGTTCTACTTTGATGGTATCAGTTGGTCTTCTTGGATTAATGGGAACTTTTCTAACTTCACCATTACCAATACCAGATTCTAAGATAGTCGTTTCAATAGAGTGTGCTTCTGCCGCTCCATTTGAAATCCACTTATGACTTACTTCACTATTCGCTGCAAGTTTATCACTCCATCTCCACTCAAGTTCATTGTTGAGGTATTCATCCAACCAATAAGAGATTGATTCTTTAGTAACGCTGAAAGAGGTATCTCTAGTAGTAACGTTAGCATCAATACCACTCGTAGTATTAACGACACCAATGACCAGAGGATCAGCAATAGAATCTGCAATAATTGGATCATTAACAACATTATCAAGATCAATTACTGGATAAATGTTAGTTGTATCTTGACTAAACTTAAATGAATTTCCTGGAAGGACAGATTGACTTACAGGAATAGAACCCTTAAGCACTGTTAAGTAGTATACTCCAGGAACTTCTGCTTCAGTTGCAGTTGCAGATTTAAATGGAGTTACTTCTTCAACTTCATAGACATAGTATACATCATTATAATCATGTCCACTGATCCTATTGTATGTCTCTCCAGCATCAGTAGGAGTTACCGAAGTTGGAACCGTTCCTGCACCACCCGCATCCGTTCCTAATGCAGTGATGATAATATCAGTGAGTGTAAGTGCAGCATCTCTAACATTAGTACAACCACCAAAAGTGTCAATTAACTGTTCTTCACCAGTAATTGCAGTGAATGTTACAATGTTTGAAAGACCATATGAAGTTGTATTATCTCCACTTGTATTGTTATTAACCAAAGCACCAATCGATGGTGTATTTACTGGTGATCCAGTTTTTCCATTGTTAATAACATATGTCATTAATGGTTTGAGATATGTATCAAGAATTTCTACAGTTTCATCTCTCTCTCCTTGGATTCCATTGGCACCTGCTCCTGCACCATTAATATAAAGATCTGCTGCAGCAACAACTTGATCATTGCCACCATAACGCAAGTTGTAAGCAATTGCTTCAATAATATTGATTAAGTCATCGATACATGATTTTCTTTCACCAGCAGTATCCAATTCTGTATTTCCTGGGTTTGCTGCAATCCATCTAGCAACTGCTTCATGTGCCAGGAAGTACTTGTTAAGAAGCAAAAGGTTTGCACCATCAGTAAATCTGTCACCTCTACCTAAGATTGAATTACCTCTCTTAACCTGAAGGACATAACCTCTTTGAGGGAATGAAGGTGCTGGATCAGTGGCAAGACCACTTACAGATTTAGTCACATAACGCAATCTGTAAATCTTGTCATCATCGACTCTCTCATCAACAATTCTCTTAATATAGGAAGTTGGAGTTGTCGTAATTGTGGTAAGTCCATACTTAGTATTACCATCAATCGAACTAAAGATAGTATTAGTATTATTGGTAGGAGTTGCTGGTGCAGAAACGTTTACGTACCAACCACCAGTAGTATTGGAAAGTGCAGTAAAATCATAATCAAAGGCATTACCATTTACTGGAGAGATGTTTGCATACTGCTCACTAGTTGCGGATGCAGTTGTATTTGCATAAAGAGGAACATAAATTTTATCAGAGATAGTGCTTCCATCTTTATCAAGAGTTCTTGCACCAACAACAAATTTACCAATTTGCTTATCAAGACCATCTCCAATTGTCAATACACAATCAAGACCAACACCATCAGCAGCATTTGTTGGAATAGTAATGGTGTCTCCTGGTTGGAACGCACCATAATCATTAGATACAAACGATGCTCCAGTAACAGAACCATTATTTACTGTTAAGGTGATTGTTTTGTTGTTATCATTAGGATCAACTACAATAACATTACCAGCAGTAAAATTAGAACCTCCACTAGTAATTCCTAAGAAGTTGTCTCTACCTGAGAGATAAACTCTCGTATTAGTCAATGCTGTTTTTACTGCATTGATTGATTCATAATAACTATTGGTTAAACCAGATTCTACATTTCTTGGTGGAATAATGTGAGTAATTTCACCAAGAGAATCTTTATTAAATGCCTGATCACTAAATCCAATAGAACGCATGGCGTTCATACCAAAGTTGGAGTTGGAGTTAGTAATTGACATGTCACCACCATCTTCAGCAATGAAGTGGTCAGCATAACCAACAGCAAAGACCGAAACTGCCTGAATTACTGCACGGTTAGATGCTTTAACGTGATAACTTCTTTGAAGTGGGTTGTAAATTGCGTCTGGATCAGTATGTAACGAACCTGATGCTGTAGTGTAAGTATTAGATCCAGAGGAATACTTCAAGAATGCAGTATCATCTTTCTGCAGTGAGATGCCCGTATATTGTGCAACCACCATGGATCTAAAACCAGTCGCTCTAGAACCATCAGCGTGCATACCACAGATACCATAAGTGGATCTGAGAGATACGTTAAAGATATATGGTGATGCAGATTCTACTGTATCAATTTCTACTTGAGCGGTTGCAGAAAGTCCAGTATTTCCGTCATATGTAACCTGATAACCAGAAATGCCCAGGTCAGCATCAGTTTCAACAAGATCTAATTGAGCTTCAGCAGTAGCACTAATTTGGAAAGTAAATTCACTTCTACTATTAACACCAGCAACTTTTCTTTGACCAACATAATAACTATTAATAGTTCCGTCTGTACTTACAGTTCCTGCAATTGCAACGAAGTTTCCAGCAGTAAGTTCAAGGTCTTCTTCTAATGTTACGGTTACAATATCATTATTTCTAGTTACTCGTTCAATATTAACAGAATCAGCAAGGGCACCAACGATTCTATTCTCCTGAATTTTTGCCTCAATTTTATCAGCAGAAATTACAGGAATTACATCAGAAACTTTTCTATAGAATCCTACAAGATCGTGAAGTGATGCATACTCAAATACAGTTAACTTAGTGTGAGTGTATTCAGTATTAGTAGTCAAAGACCAGGAAGATTCTGGTTTTACAACGGAAGTTCTATAAACTCCTAATGGATCACCATCAAAAATAGAAAATTGCCAGAAGTAACATCCACCAGTGATTCTAAAGAGAGCAGTTCTACTGTTATCATCCTCATATGGCAAATCAACTACGATTCCAGTTCCAACATTAGTGCCATTGGCAACATCAGATGCCAGATAACCATGTGGTTTAGAAATACCAACGGTGATTGAAGAAGCTCCAGTAGCACCAATACTTGTAATTGAAGTACCTTCATCAATTTTTAAACCAGTATCTACTGCAGTAATGTTATTTGAACCTGAGGATCCAGGAACAAAAGTATGTGTTGATGTTTCACTCGATGTTCCAACATTGACAGTAATTGTTGTGGCACTTACTTCACGAATGTCAAGAGTAGTATCATATGCAGGGTCCGTTGTTCTAGGATATAATACTTCTCCTGGTCCAGATGCACAAGTAAACGCAAGTGACTCAACTGCAATGCGAATACTGTTATCTGTAGTAAGGGTATGTGATCCAATCTCAAGGGTCAAATCACCAGTGATTGGATTATATGAAGTTCCTGATGCTGCAGTAAACTGACTAATAATAGAGTATCCAGCAACACCTTTCTTAAAGACAGAACCAATGATAACATCATTAATATTATCAACACCATCTGGTCCATTAGTAACACCAGTGATAGTTAATTCATTTGGATTGGCATTAGATGCTGTATAACTAATTTGGGTTGTTCCAGCAATAGTATTTGAACCACCAGAAGGAACATACTTTGGTCTAATCTTGGTCTTTCTAAGGTCCATACCGACCAAAGAAACACCTCTAGGAATAATCAAACCACCTCTAGTTGAGTTAGTGATCTTATAAAGATCTGCATACTGCTTTGTCGTATCCGACCAACCATATTGCCCCGCAACAGGACCAGCGGAGAATGGAACAGTTAATTCTGCAAGGTAGTTTCCTGTTACACCATCAACCTGAAAGGAATATGAACCAGGGCGGTTATCAACAATATGATCACCAGGATACAACATAATTGTAAACTGGTCAAATTTATCGTCAGCATTGCCTGCACTGACGTATGAATATCTCGCTACTTCAAGAACTGCACGTGCAATCGTCTTGAAAGGTCTAAGTGGCGAATTGCCTTTATTATCAATTGCGTCTGTCGAATCAAAGTCATCTGGATTGACGTACAGGATTCTTCCCTCAACGGAAGAAATGATGTTTTGAAGTCGTGTTAATGCCATTAAATTGCCCTAATATGACACAGATCTAGTTCTTCAGTTATTTATAACTACTCCTTGTTCTCCTTCCTCACTTTCTTCAATGATTTCAATTCCATCTTGATATTCTGATATGCAGTTTCAGCATCAATCTTCTTTGCTAGTTCCATGGCACAGATAACTTCTACACGAGTGCCAAAGTGCTTGAGTGCTTCTTCAAATGAATTCAGTTCTTCGTACATTTTTTTACTTCATCTATGATATCTAGGTACTCTTGATAGGGAACCATTATGGCAGTATCCGTTCCATTGGTTATTCCAATGGTTTCTCCATTCTCAACACGAGCAATGAGAGAGTCCCAATTCTGTTGCCAGTGTTCTATAGTGTAAATTTCCATGGTAATAAATTATAAACTCCTCCGCCTGGATTCGAACCAGGGACCAATCGATTAACAGTCGATAGCTCTACCGCTGAGCTACAGAGGAATGTGGGTGGTGAGATTCTATCATACTCACAACTAGGAGGTCGCACTGATAGTAACGTTTCCCAGCACTTTCGGATTCCTTGGTATTGGATTCTGCAACTCTGGTCTCCCAGTATTACAGCGGGCACCACCCCTATCCTAGTATACATTATCCCGTGCATGACCGCATAGGATTATTCTGTCACACCCTTTGAGAGACCGTCGCCTCTCAATGGAGAATAGCGGACTCGAACCGCTGACATCCTGCTTGCAAAGCAGGCGCTCTACCAACTGAGCTAATTCCCCTGGCGACCCTTTTGTTGACGAGGTAGAGCCGAACCCCGTGGAGAAAATGAGATGTGGACTCCCATATTCTTTTTCACTATGAAGAATGAAACATCATAGCGCCAGAGCCACAAGTCGGACTTGAACCGACGACCTACGGTTTACAAAACCGTTGCTCTATCCAGCTGAGCTATAGTGGCGATTGTTTTTCTTCTTTGGCGAGTTTGAAGTAGAGTTTGTAATACCTCTTCTTCATCTCATCAATGGCATCCATGTCTTCTTGGAAACCCATGTACTTGAAGAGTTGATAAGACCCTTCAAGTTCACTGAGCAATCTTAGCACGTTAATCGAAGTTCTGTCAAGTCCTCCGAAGGTGTATTTACTCATGGGGGTAAAACAGAAACTTCATCAAGTTCAACTGGGAAGAGGAGTGGGTGCATCTCCTCTACCATAAGGTATTCACTGTTTTTAGTCAACTGTTCAATGTCCAAAGGTGGTTCAGAATCAGCAAGTGCCGTAACATAAGGATCACCCCTTTCTTCATCAGTAATGTCGTCGTAAACGAACGGCATTCCATTCATGAAATAGACAAGGGCAATCCCTATTGTATTAATGTAACGGTAATCGCATCTGACTTGGTACATTTCTCTTAGGTAGGAGCGGGGGGACTTGAACCCCCACGGGCGCTATGCCCAGCGGATTTTAAGTCCGATACGTCTACCTATTCCGTCACGCTCCCAAAAAGAGAGTCAATAATCGTAAGTGATTTCAACTCTTTCAGAGTTAGAACGTACCAGTTTCAAAACTTGCTGGAACTGATCGGGTGTTTCACAAGTAACTGTCCTTTCGTTGCCTGCATCAGAATAAAGAGTGAACGTCCTGGAAGGGATACTCACGGTCACAAGTGCAACGGTTTCGTCAGTGAACATAATGTGTTTGTTTGGAACATAGTAATAATACCACAGGTGTCTGGGTTTGTCAACCCCCCATCAGTTGAGGTAGACACCTGTCAAACAGTCCACATCAAGGTATGGACCACCAGCAAACAAATTCAGGGTTCCCAATGCAGCAACCGTGCTGATGTTACCAAGAGCGGCAGTATGATTAATACCACCAGCAGCACAAGTAACTGCAAACGATGGTTCTGTTGGTGCTAGGGGTCCTGTGGGCACGCCCGTAGGTGATCCTATCACACGAAGACCTGAGATCTTGTAATCAACCTTTCCATTGACAACATACTCAAGATTACTAAGAGTAGTACAACGAATATGCCCTAAGGCATACATTTCAATATCTCCAAGTGATTTTAATTCTAAAACACCACCAGGGTTTGTCTGCTCAATAATATAAGTACCAGCAAAAGAATCTCTCATGATGCCACCTTTTTTCAAATCTCTTTGAATATTCATGGCAGTTGTAACACTTTTACCACTATCTACTGTATGAGTTCCAGTAATATTTTGACCAAGATCTGAGTAGTTATGAACTGCATTTCCTTTGACAGTTAGATTATCCTCACCATTGATAGTTGTGTATCGGTTACCTTTTACAACAGTGTGCATATCACCTTCTACATCAAGGTGAATGTTACCAGTTACATTTAAAACAAATCTGTCATTTTTACTTGGGTCTTCATTATCAAGAGTATGTCCACACTTGACATTAATATGTCTAGCGGCAATTACATTAACATCTCTAACTGGGGTGTGAATTTGAACATCCCCATTTTGAAACATCTTGATATATGCACCAGTAGTTCCATGGCGAAAGTTAATGTATTCATTATCTTCAGTTTCATTGAATTCCCATTTATGTCCACATAAAAATGTTTTTGCTTTATTATAAGGATACTCAACCTTTTCACTCTTATCATTTTCAATGATAGATTTGGTTGCCGCAATTGCGGCATCCGACATTCCATTCTTTTTTGCTTCTGCTTCGTCAAATGTATGCATTAATAATCTCCTGGGTATCCTACACAATCAATAATGTCACGATAATCATCGAACAGATTTAGATACTGCTTAGCATCCTTCCTAGGTATGTATCTCAAAACTGGTTTAATGATAGCTCTCCTTTGATCACCAGTACTAATGTTTGGATTGGTACATCCAATATACATCTTAGGTAAATCAGTAAAACCAAATCCCTCCTTCACAACTTTGACTGAAATTAATCTTCCATTAACAATAACAGGTTCCAGTTCTGGTAAAACAACATTAGTATCTTCATCATCTCCAACTTCTACAATAATACCACAAGTTCCATCAAGATTTTCTCCCGCATTTAAAACTTGAGGGGGATTGTTAGGAGTAATGATTCCCAACCAGTAAGAGTTGTCTGCGTGAACTCCGTAAATTCTTTCATAATCTGGATTCCCATCAGCATCTGTTGGGACAGTTGGATTCAAATTAGAACCATCAAAATATGGATATCCACCTCCAGATTTTCTAACCAGAATGTCCGTGACTTGACCATCTTTAATAATTGGTTCTAATTCTGCATTACCACCCCAATTCCTATATGGTTTAACTGATATCTTAGCACCTGAATCAGATAATCCATTTCCAGGATTTGTAATAACACCACCAACAACTCTGCCTTTACTAGTTACAACTGGAATTGCTCTTGGGTAATCAGTTCCTTTAGAGTAACTACTTGGGAATGGACCTGGGAAACCAGCAAGTGCAGCATCATACTTATACTTGAGTCCAGTGAAAATCAACTCTGGAATTGCAGGGAATACAAATTTATTTGCTTTAGAGCAATTGAGCGTACCCTTTGCAACCTTACCATCACTTCCAATGATCTGAGTATTTTCGAAAGTGGATAAGAAAGAGTCGCTACCAAATAATCCAATTTCTGCCTCATTGGGAAGATTACCAAAGGTTTCAATTCTATTCATGAAACCACCGATTGAATTATCGTTACTCTCACCTTCCTTAGTGGTATACTCACCGATACCAAGAATGCAAGAGAGTTGCCCATCACAGAAAAGAGCAACCAATTCTCCAATCTTTTTCAACCAACTTCCACCCCAATCACCATACTGAGCAATGATAGAAGTTACACTACTCAATGCACCAAGAGCTTGACCAACCAATTCACTAATCTTTGAGGTAACCGCCTCAATAATATCCTGTACCATACAGAATGCAGCATTAACAGCATCTTCAATAATTCCAGTGACAATATCCAAAAGAAGATTGAGTAGTTCTTCTAAGATAGTTTTAAAGATACATTTAAGGATTTCGATGAATACATCACCTGCTTCATTTGCTGCCCAAATTGACAACGATTTCTTTTGCGGACTTAGCGATAATGCCGTAGTAAGAGGAGTAACAATGAATTCCTTAAAATACTTCTTAAACTCATTAAGAATTAATTGTTTAATATCTCCAAGAATGCTTGCAGATGCTGCTGCTAATCTACTTGTATATGTTTGAATGAGTCCAGCAGTTTTTGTGATATTGCCTGTGAGTTTGTTTACAAAAACACTGCCAATTTTTTCATTCTTACCAACAAATTGAAACAGATCGTTTAAAATTTTAGCAAAGTCACTCTCTGGTCTTGGACCACATTTTCCATTCGATACTGTAAAAGTTTGCCTTTCATTTTCTGCCTGTTCTTTATCGTTGGCACTTGCTGTTCCAGTTTTACTTCCACGATTTGACTGCCCATGCCCACCAGAACCTTCTTTGTTATTCTGGACAAGTTTTTCTGCCCTTGTCGAATGGTCGTTTGAGAGTCCTTCATTATTGACTCTATCAGTATAAGTGTCTTGCCTCTTATCTACAATCCCAATGGATCCCATTACAAGAGGTTGTTGAGCACTCTCACCATCCATAAAAGTTCCAAGCACCCACATCCCATTCTCAAGACCATGCACAGTGCCAGAAGAGTGTCTGGTAATTGTCTCTGTGGTGGGCATGAGAACGGATGCCCAAGGTAAATCTTGTGGTTTGAGTTGGTTTCTACTTCTAGTATGATATCCCATGATTCTAACCTTTACACGGTTAGATTCTTGATAATCTTCACACTTATCACCAGTGATGGTTACTGCACCATCACCTTCAATCTGTCCCACCCAAAGGCGATTACCTTGTGCTCCAAACCAATAGTTAGATTCTAATGTTGGTGATGCTCCTAGCATTTATAATCAATCCTCGTAAATTCTACATTCAGATGCGTCAGGATGAGTATCACAATACAATTCCAATGGTGTTGGATCATGATGATCTTCAGGATGCTTTTCAGCATATGCCTGAAGTTCTTCCAACTCTCCTTCAATGTGACGGCGACGTTGTGGAGAAAGTTGCGGATTTGCAAGTTCTTCCTTATCTGCAGCAATATGTTGTTCGATGTTTTCCATGTTACACTCCAAATGAATCTCGTACTAAAACTAAATCTGTATTGAGTTTGTCCTCGTGCTTTGAAAATAAGTGAGTCAAACTAAAGATAATATAGCGTCCACTGTAAGTTTTGTCAATAGACCCATCTTGTGCGGTGAACTCAACTTCCAAAACATTACCAGCATTGATTGCCATGTTACCATCAACTCTTGCGGTCATAATAGTGTTCGAGAATACTCCCATTCTTTGAATAGATTGAGAGATAGTTTCTTTAAACAGCATTTTACTTTCAGTATTTTTCTCAGATCCAGGTTCTAAGAAAAGGTCATCATTATAAGAAACCGCCATAGTGCGGGTTGGACGATCATCTAGCACTTCACTATATAGTTGAGGTAAGGAACTGCTTTCGCCAATCTTAGTCCATTTTGCATAGTTTTCCTTCAAAGTATACTTTTGAGTAACTACTTCACAATTGACCGTATCAAAAAATTCTACTGTACCAGAAAAGAATCCTCGATCAAAATCGTTAAACATATCAACTGCTTTAGGGAATTGGGGATTGTTAAGTCGATAAACTTCATCCACACCTCCAAGTCCAGTGCCTGTTGAATATGTAAACACGACATCTTTCTGTGCAGCAATTGCATCAATTGATTTAAAGTAATAAGATCGATACGTTTCCCAAAACAAATATCCAGCACTAACAAATTTACCTCCAGAGGAAGAGGTTTTCTGATCCTTTCCAATAAATTTGTTTCTTGCCCAAATTAAAACATCATATGGTCTAGACATTGGTGGGATGAAAGTGAGTTTATTGACACTTTCTGAGACATTTTGACTGTATGGTTTTTTAGTTTGTAAGGTATTACCTAAAATATCTTGTACCAAATCTGTTGCGGCAACAGAAGTATACTTCTTACACACACGCTCTTGAGCAGACAAGATAGCATCCTTTCTACACAATTCAACTACAATGATCTTACCTGTGTCAATTACTTGCTTATCATGAATATGGTAAGCATACAATGGTCCATTTGAAGAATCCTCGGTAAATTCATACTTTAAATTGTGGGTATTTTCTGTTACAATAATTTCAAATTTCTCCATCCCAACAAGAACGTCAGTAAGTTGTGATGTAGTATCAGCAATTTGAAGAGTTACCGATAAGAATTGATTTAACAATCCCTCTCTATATTCAAACTGGAGGATAGATCCCTTATCAATGAATACTTTTGTTTTGTTTTCAGGTGAATCGGTTTTGGCATAAGTAACCGCTACTGATTCAATTCTAAAATTTTTAAGAATGAGTGGTGCTACTGCCATTGTCAAAATCCTCCAGGTTGTAATTTAGGTCCACTACTTACAGAATCAGTTCTCTTAGGTGATTTGGGTGGTTGTGATTGATTTGGTTTTGGTTTTCCTCTCATGCCAATTGCACTGAGGAATCTTTCCTGCCAATTAATTTCCCTCTTTGGGTTTTGTGCTGGTGGTGTTTTCGCAGGAGGTGGTTTGACCATTGGAATTGTTGGTCCTTGATGCTTCGAAGATTCTAATTGAGTAGATCTTGCTATTTCCTGAGGAGTTGCAGTTTTCTTTTGCATCGCCTTCAATTGTTCTGGAGACATTCTTCTTACTTTCTCCAGCATTGCCTTTTCAGATGCACTCGCTTTATCCGTAGGACCAACCCACTGGGTATATCCAGATTGCTTTAACAGTTGTAGTGCTAATTGATCTTGAATTTGAGTACTAAACTTCTGACTCTTATCTATTCCCATCGAGTTGACAAGATTTTTAAGAGTGCTTCCAATGAATTGGTATCTACCAACAGCATGTAATTTTCCCTGTTCCTTCCACTGCTCATTGCTAAGAGTTCCATCATCTGCTTGCAGTGCCATAATATCAGCGATAGTCATATCAGTCAATGACTTACCTCCATGCTGCTTCATGTTACGAATATCACCAGCAAATCCCTCAGTTCCTCTGCCACCTGCAGTGCCAATCTGGTTGACAGCATTATAACCACCAACAGAATCAGATTCATACTTACCAATAATATCAAGTGCTTTTTTAGCATCACCTGTATAACCTCCTTCTGGAGCAGGACCAACATTTCCCCCTACAGTATTCCCGCTAGTTCCACTTGGAGTGTATCCAGTCGTATTTGGTGCTGCATTTGCAGTTCCACCAATTAATCCATTTAAAATATCATTACCAAGTTTTTTAAGTTTGTCAAACAAATTATCTTGGGACTTATTAAGTTGAAAACTACTCAAACCAGTACTCTTCAATACTCCTGAGAATAATTGATCAATCTCCTTCATTGCCTCTTTAGGCATCAATCCAGACAAAGGTTGCAGAATACTATTAGCAAAGTTAACTAACGTTAATGCTGAAATTTTTTGTGGAAGTAAAATACCAGATTGAAGTGGTTTATTGAGTTTTGAAATTCTATCATCTTTACTCAAAAAATTGCTTACTGGAGTAAGTTTTTTATGCTTACCATCAGTAAAATGTCCACCCTTTGCTGCTTTTCTTGGTGGCACTTTGCCACTCATTTGATCATTAATATCAACAGGTTTTGAACCTGGGACAGGAACTGCTTCGCCCCTCGCTCCAGGTTTTGTCACATCCCCCATTGGATTTTTATCACCATCTACATAACGTTTTCCAGTTTCATCCCTGCTGTCAACGTGTCCCTGCCATCTAAAATAATCTCCAAAACTTTGGGGACCTGCCCTCTCTCCAGTTCTTACAGTTGGTTCTGCTGAAAACTGACTGCTTGGATTTAAAGTTTCCCCAAGTTGATCAAATGCATTCCAATTCTCAGGTGTCCTATTATTTGGATCTGGATCTGGAATAATACCAAGTGGATCCCACCATTGATTATTTTCACCCTTTAATGGTTTGGTAAAAAATGGTTCTAAAACATCAATAAGTTGAGGAAGTAAGAATGCACCGAGAGCACCGACTAAACCACCAATTCCTGCTTTTTTCAATGGACCCAATAATGGACCCAAAAGATCTAATAAGAAATTGCTTTTTGCCTCTGCAGATGAATCCTTTGTAGGATCTAGTGAATCTTCCGCTTCTAATTCTCTTTCTCTCTTCCTTGCTGCTAATCTTTGCGTTAAGGTTTTATCAATCTTCTTTTTAAACTCAAATCTTTTCTTTTCAAGTTTATAAAGATTAAATAATGCGATTCTTGTGTCAACGACATTATCATGAATTTCTTTGATAGTCGAACTTAATCCCATGCCGTCCGTAGACAGCATCTTCCTATCAAGTTTCTTCTTTCCTCTTGTTTTCCTTCTCTTGGTTTTCCCAGGTTGAGGAAGAGGTTCAGGTTCGTTCCTTACTTGCTCAAGTAGTTCATCTAACTTAGTGCCAAGTTGATCTGGTACTTCAGATTCCCATTCCTCCTCAAGTTCATCTTGCCCTGGAGGTAGTTGCCTATCTCTAGAAATAATAGTATCTTCTCTTCCTGGTGGAAGTTGCCTATCTTTAGGAATAATTGGATCAGGACCAATTGGATCACTATACTGGGTTTTACCCTTATTCCTTTTCCTCTGCTTAGGACCAATTGGTTCAGAATACTGATCTGGATCTGTATTCTCTCTGGTCTTTCGTCTTGACTCTAACTGCTCTTGCTGTTTTCTCTTAAACTCTTCAAAATCTCGCTTCTGTTGTGCAATCAACTCATCGATTGCATCCATAATTTTATCAGAAGTTTCTTCTAACTTCTTGTCGAGTTTCTCCTCAACATCATCAACTAATTTATCCTGTGGTTTATATACTCTAGTGTTTCCAGTATTGAGGTTTAGTTTGCCACCCTTTGCTTCTTCAAGTCCATAGAATTCTTTCAAAATCATCCTAATATTAATGATGCCAGCAGTTTCCCTGCCTGTCATCAAATCACTTTCAATATTGTCATAGTAATTTGGAAGATCTGAAGGTGCTAACCAAGTTTCTCTACCTGCAATAAGTCGCTGTGCTTTATCAATCCCATCTTGAGTACGTGGGAAAAGACCATACGCAATAAGAATCCCAGCAGCAATTTCTCTATGTGCTGGTTTTGTGAATTTCTTTATCGCTTTCTTTGGAATATTTGCCATTTATCAACCTCCCACAATAGAGGGATTGCCCCATGCAGGAGTATTTGATGCAGATGCTTGGTTATTCCTCAGCATAGGTATTGGCATTGGGATATACTTAACCACTTCTTGTACCATGGATGGAAGATTGAACGGTTTTGCCTCTGGTTGAATATTGTCCTCCAAAGGATCAGGTTCTACTGCGGTATCTTTATTTATTGATGGTTTAGGGGCATTAATACTTACTGATCCTGACTTTGCACCTCTAACATCACCATGACCAGTTTTTACAAGAACATTACCCTTTTCGTCAGTAACAGTAACGTAGGCACCATATCCACCACCTTGACCATAATTCACTTTACCTCCCTCTAAAGTGGGAACAATAATTTCTGCACCCTCAGCACTCTTACCAAATCTAGTTTCTCCTGTAGAAGGAATATAATAGTCAATACTATCAAAATCAGAATATCTAGAGTGCCCATGTGCAGATTGTGCCTTTGCAAGTAATGCTAACTTTTCTTCCATACTAGCATCTGAGTTCCATACTTGCCCAGACACTGCAGCATTCGAAAACTCAATCTTTCTGCCTCTTGCTGCATATGATGCTGCAAGTTTATCCATCATCTTCACTCTGTCTTCCATAGACAATGATTTTGAGAATTTAGTATCAATATGATATGCACTACTACCACCAATATATTGACTTGCTCCTGTTTTCAATCCAGTTGCATAAGTTCCGCCAACAGCAGCAGCGTTCATTGTTCCAAGTCCCATGGTGTCTAAAGTAGCAGCAGCGGCAGGAGCACCAAAAACTGAACCAACAACATCAGCAGCTACTCTAATTGGATTCATATCTTTAAGTTTTTTAAGTCCTTCCTTTAATGGATTTAAAAAGGACATCATACCTTCCTCTATCCATTTAAAAATTTTATCCACAAGATTTGGAATCTTAGGTAACCTGCCAATCCCAGGAAATGGTGTTACTGGTTCCGATGGTAATTGCTGCAAATCCCCAAGTTCTTTAATGAGAGTCAAACTAACTCCCATTTGCCTTGCAATCACAAGTGCAGCACTAGTGACTGCACCCACTCCAGAATTCATTACCCCAAGTGCTGCGGGACCACCCAAGAACCATGCTAACTTACTTACAGGAATGATTAGTTCATTCTCTCCACCATCTCCAACAATAACAAGTTGTGGTTTATCATCACTAACTAACCCTTCAGATGCAGCAGGAATTTCAGGTTCTGGTGTGGGTTCTGGTTTTAGTTCTGGTTTTGGTGCTGGTGTGGGTTCTGGTTTTGGTGCTGGTGTGTCAGTTTTTGGTTCTGCTGGTTTTGGTGCAGTTTCTGGTCCAATTGCTGCAAGAAATCGTCTTAATTTTTTTAATATCATTTCACTTTGAGTTTCATCACCCATCTCTATTGCTTTTTGAATTGCATGACCAGGACTCTTCTGCCAATCTTCTTCTTTCTTTATTTCTGCCTTAAGACGTTCACGTACTTGCTTTTGCTTTTCAGGAGGTACAGAATCAAATTTCTTTTTAAATGCTGCATCTTGCTCTTCATCTGTACCAAAAATTCTATCGCCAATCCACTCAAGACCCACCATTAAAACTTGCTCAAGAATATAACCAATAACAAATCCCTTTATATTACTAATAACTGTTTTGGGATTAATTTTAGGAAGTTTAAATCCTCCCAATTTGGGAGCAGGTACACCACCAGTGCCTGTAGTAACAGTAGGTCCACCACCTGGACCCAATCCAACTGGTCTAGGAGCACCCCCTTGAGTTACCTTTGGTGCGGTAAAAGGATTTCTAATTTTAGGCAGTCCAAGTCCACCTGCAGGACTTTGAAGTCCCCTAGGAATGATTGGTTTAGATCGTGTGACTGTGGGAGATTTTCTAAAGATATCAAGAGGATTATTAAGACCTTTTGGTATTCTACCCCCACCACCTCCAGTAATTTTAGGTCCTTTATCAAAAGGATTAATATTTGGAAGCTTTGGAAATTGACCAGTTACAGTTGGTCTGTTTGGTTTAAATCTATCGTACCACTTTGGTGATCTAGATTGAGTAACCTTTGGTTTGTTTACACGTGGTTTATTTTTATTCTTATTTCGATTTTGATTTCTATTTCTTTTATTTGGATTCTTCGGTTTATTCCTATTCTTGGGTTTATTCCTATTCTTGGGTGGTTTTAGTTTTGGTTTAAACTTAGGAAATCCAGGTAAGTTAAAATTAAATCCATCCTTCTTCGTGGGATCTAATATCGTACCTTTTGTTGCAGTTCTAACTTTTGATTTGATGATATCATCATCAATAGACAATTGTCTTAATCTAGTTTGTTCATACTTAAAGATCTTTTCCTTAAGTTTTAAATTTAAGACAGCAACATTTCTCAAGCGCAAAGTTTCATGCGCCAAAGTTGAAGAACCAACAGTATCTCGTTTTACCTCTCTGGGTATTCTTTCTTCTTCCCCAGTTTCAGGCGAATACCCTCTAGCGTCATAAATCTCTCTTATGGCGCTAGTATAATTGGTAAGTCCTAATCGGTTCTTCATGCGTTTCTACGTTGCTGCTCTATGCGTTGTTTTTCCTCTTCCAAGTATTGCTTCAATAATGCAACATAGATGTCATATTCCCAAGGAATTAAAGATTCAATTTCAGTTAAACTATAGTTATGATGTTGCATTAATGCAAAAGTAGTTCTATAGTAATTCTCTAGGGAATTGTGGAAGAGGGCTATGCGAAAAAATTGGACAATCCTTCAATTACATAATCAAACTCAACACCTGTCTTTGGATTGCTTGCCTTAATTTTATGTCGAAGAGATGGCATCGTCTCAAAAAACTTTTGAATGTTGGCAAATTGCTTAGAACTCAATTGCTCAAGGAAATGAACAAATTCATCAATTGTTGTGGTATTGGAATCCCAAACATCTTCATCATTATAAAGGCGGGAGATTGATTTTGCCATAAACACAAAAGTGTCGTCAATATCTTCTTGTGGATCAGAAAAACTATCAAGGTTTGGATACTTCATCTCAATCCAAAGATCATCCGAAACTTTAATCTTATTAGTGTGACCGTATGCAAATTCTACATTTACATCTTCGACATCAATAGACACTTTAACCTCAGTTACTCCATCATCTGGGCAAGTCAGAAGAAGTTCAATAACCTCACCTACAGATTTGCCCCTAATGTTTAGGAACATGTATTCAATATCAAAAGTTGCCAATGAATCAACATCGAATCCTTTTGTTAAGACACAAGCAGAAATAATGTCTCTCAGAGCATTAGCAATTTGTTATCATCTTCAGATTCTAACGCCATCAAGAGAACTTTTTCCTCTTTGACCATGAATGGTCTATATTTGATCTTCTTCTTTGTAGAAGGGACTACCAATTCATATGTTGGTGAAGTCAAGGTGGGTAAAGACATAAATTAATCTCCAAAAATTATGCAAGTATTAGGCGTTTTTCAACCGTTTAGTGTATCTAGAATATTCATAATAGAATGATGCTTGTAATCTTAATGGTTGATTAGGACCATTAGATACGGTTAAATCATTTATTAAGTATGGGAATACATTATATAATTGGATGGTCGATTTAGAAGGAACCTTATTACTTCTATTAGAGTATTCTGGTTCTGTCTTTTCAATCGTCATGTCACAAACGTAATCTTTGTAATAACGAGTTAACATCCAATCTCTGGCAGTAATGTCTGGTATTCCAGTTTGAAAGGGGAACATATATTCTGCCCACTTATGTAGCATGTTCATAGGAAGGTGTTCATGATCCATCAAAAATGTGATGGTAAAATCCCTAAAAGTTTTAGTGTGTGCATACTTTTGATTCATTCCAGGCATGTGCCCTTCAAAATCTCCAGTGCTGATACTAAATCCTGGGATATTAACTTCATCCGCAAGATAACTCAGTTTAGCACCATTAGACGTGAGATCATTTCTCTCATACGTCTCTGGATTAATAACACCTTCCACCCCAAGATACACTGAAAGTGCAGCATTTGCACTAAAGTTAAATGATATTTGGTATCGGTTAGACGCAGAAAGTCCATAAGGACCAACTATATTCGTCATAACATCGTTAATCTTCATCTAAATAGAGTTGGAAGAGTATATTTATATTTAGCGACAATATTTATGGCGTACTGTGGTAAATACAGACCATCTTATCCAAAAAAGTATAAGGGGGATCCAACAAATGTTATATACCGTTCCTTGTGGGAAAGAAAATTTATGGTTTGGTGCGATAACAACGAAAATGTTCTTGAGTGGGGAAGTGAAGAGATCATTATCCCTTATATCTCTCCTCTTGATAATCGGGTCCATCGCTACTTCCCAGATTTCTATGTCAGAGCAAGAACTAAAACTGGGGGGACTCAGAAATTTATTATCGAGATCAAACCGCTTAAGCAAACAACACCTCCCGAAAAACAACGCCGTCGTACAAAGAGGTATATAACCGAAGTTACCACATATGCAGTTAATGAAGCAAAATGGCACGCAGCAAGAGAGTACTGTAAAGACAGAAGATGGGAATTTAAAATACTAACAGAAAAGGAGTTAAAGATATGACAGTCATAGACGCAATAAAGAAAGAAGGGGCGAAAACCGTCTCGGCACAAAGAAGTATTGCGTTCAATTACCTTTTCGATCATGCAAAGGATGATGTGATGGTAGGTAAATTCTACCTATTTGAATATGACCCCAAAACCAAAGTGCAATTAAGACATTGGGACAAATATCCTCTAGTTTTAATAACCACAATTTATGATGATGGGTTTATGGGGGCAAATTTCCATTATACTACACAAAAACAAAGAATGATCCTTGCTAAAAAGTTTCTAAATAGCAAGGTAACCATTCCAATGAAATTGCTACATAGATATATTATAAAGAGAGCAGATAACTTATTCTTTGAAGTTCCAGATAAAGAATTAGTAGAATTTGCTGCTTTGCCTATAGAGGAATTTCGTGATAGCAAAAATAGATTTGTTAGTGCAAACAAAGTCCAATCAGGAAACCGCAGATAATGGCAGAAGCAAGATACAGATACCCAAGAAGCACAATATCTCAAACGGGATTTTATATTTCGTTTGTGGCATATGATTATAGTGCCGCACCACAAATTGGACAAGGAAATATACGATCTGCAATCTCTCGCCAAGGTGGTTCTGCTTTGGCAGGAACAACTTTAGATAATTTTGAACAAAGCACTTTTACAGAAACAATCAAAACGAATTACGGCAACAAATCAACTGGAGAAGGTGATGCCTCTGGAAAAGGTTCTGTCTCTCTTTATGTTCCTCAGTCATTAGAATACAGTTACGGTGCTAACTGGAAATCAGTTCAATTTGGTGCATTGGGTTCTGCCTTTGGAAGTAGCAGTATGGCAGATTTGGCAACACAAGCAGCAAAAGTTGGGGGAATTACAGCAGCAACGGTTCTTGGAGATGTAGTCGGTGGTCTTTTAGAAACAATCCCCAAAACAAGCGGTGTTGACACTGATAGTTTTCTAGGAGCAGCGTTTGGTGTTACCTTTAACGATAACACACTGCAAACCTTTGATAAGATGGAAACCAGAAACTTTGAATTTAGGTATATTCTGGTAGCAAGAGATGCAGAGGAAGAAGTAGAGATTAAGAAGATCATCAAATTCTTCAAAATTGCAATGCACCCAAGTTCTAAGTCAAATAAGAAGAATAATACTATATTCTTAGGATATCCTTATATTTTCAGAATTATCCCAAGTGGATACAAGAGTTCACTTTCTACAAAAAGTGGTGGGCAGATCAAGGCAGGTTCAGAAACTCCAGATTTGGCATCATTCTTGCCAAATACTAGATATTGTGCCCTAAAATCAATGAATGTAAATTACACTCCCAATAATGTAATTTCATTGACTCCTGGTAGTTTTGTAACCGCAGTGACACTTTCACTTTCATTCACAGAACTCACCAACCTCGTAAGAGAAGATATTGAAGATTTTGAAGACACTCAAGATATGGACGGCATCTCGTTCAGTGCTAGATCTGAACAGTCCCAACGTGAATCTGATGGTTATTACGGTCCTGCATTCTAAAACAAATGTCATACTTTAACAGAATCCCAGACATTCTTTACTTAAAATACGACAAAAATCCATATGATGGAACTTATATTCGTATCAAAAACATTTTTGGTCGAATTAAGGTTGTCGATGACGTTTTAGCGGGATCAACCGTTTTTAACGACTATTTTGTCTCTGATGAGGAGCGACCAGATACCATTTCTTTTGATTATTATGGAGATCCTGGTTATGATTGGGTCATTATGCTGATAAACAATATCAGAAACTTGTACGAGGATTGGCCAAGGAATACACTTTCTCTAAATGAGTACATCAATAAAAAATACGTAGATCCTGACGCTATCCACCATTACGAAACCGTAGAACAGTTATTTAAAGGAAGAACCATTTTAAATGGTGGTATTGAAGTTGGAGAATCCTTCAGATTCATCGATCCACTTGGAAATCAAAGAACTGCAGCAGAATCCAGGATTGGGGTAACCAACTATTTGTACGAAACCCGCAGAAATGACGAAAAAAAGCAAATCTACATTTTGAAACCAGAATTGCTAGAGGACTTTTTAAACATCTTTGAGAAAGAGATGAAATTTACCCCTAGCACTGAATTCGTCACAGAATCTTTAAAACTGTCAAATAATTAATCACGTTGTCTCCAATCATCAGGTTTGTCTTGTTTGAACCACTCTACAATTTCATCTGCACTTTCAAATTTGCTTTTGTGGTTTGATGGGTCTGGGTCTCCTAGACCCATTTTGTTCATGAAATCGTCCAGAGAACCTTCTTCTGCTGGATTTGCCGCAATGCGTCTTGCCCTTGTGAGCATTTCTCTAGCAGACCCATTCGCCTTTGCTAACTTGTCTGCCCAAATCATGTCCTCAAGTTGAACCTCTTCTCCATTTACAATTCTAGAACAAATAAACTCCAGACGGAGGCGATACTGCGTCGATAACATAAAAATGCCCACCATTACTGGATTATTTATGATCGACCCTTTTGACCAAATTTTTGGCGGGATTTTTTTCCCGACTTTTTTGTAACTAAAAAGTGATTTTCGTTTTGGGACAAAAAAAAGGGATCCTTTTCAGGACCCCCTTCTCTATCAGAACTCTTCGTTGGCGAGAGAGTCGAAGTAACTGTAGGTGTCGTCACTAGCGTTGGCAGCAACAGCAGTCAACTCTTGCTTCAACTCTTGAGGCACAGGAGGTGCTTCATAGCGAGGAGTAGGAGCACCGAAGTCCATCTCTTCATCACGAACTTCAGCAGCAACAGGACGACCACTCAGCACAGCATTGAGTCGTGCCTGAAGTTCAGCATACGTTTTGAAACTCTTTGCGTCGGTGAACTCACGAAGGTCGTGGAGTTGATCATAGATCTGCTTCAGTTCAGCATCACCAAATCCACCAAGGACAGAGGGACGAGCAAAGGAAGAAGAATCGTAGTTCCAGAAACCAGCAACCTTCTTGATACGCAGGTTGAAATCAGCACCTTGCCAGAAGTCAAATGGATCAATTGATTCTTGATCACCAAACTCAGGTTGCATTGCTTCGTTGATCTTATCAAAGATCTTCTTGCCAAACTTGTAAAGCATAACCTTGCCTTCGTTCTGAGGATTGGCAGGATCCTTGAGAACATAGATGTTTGCATAGTAAGACAGTTTACGCTTCTGCTTACGAGCAACTTCTTTATCGCTATCAAGTCCACTATTCCAGAGTTGACGATTCAGTTCTGCAATAGGATCTTGCTGTCCAATGGTGGTGAGAGAGTTCTCAATGTACCAACCACCAGGACCCTGGAAGGCATGGGACCAGACCTTTGCCCATGGCAGTTCATTGCCCTCTGCCACAGGGAGGAAGCGAATTACAGCACTACCGACGTTATCTTTGCCCATGGCAGGTTTCCAGATGCGATCGTCGATATAACCTGATTTACCTTCAGTTTTGTTCAGTTCTGCGGTCAACTTGCTGAGCAGGGAACCTTTGGACTTCAGGGATTCGAAAGACATTTGTATTCTCCGTATTAGTTGGATTGGTTGGATTGTGTCGTATTGACTGGATTATCATAGCAAGGGGGGAGGGTCTTGTCAACCCTCTTCTGCTTCAAGAGTTTCTCTGAGGGAATCGACCGCTTGCTTGGCAAGACGAAACACCTCTGGTCCTACTTGACTGGTAGGTATTCCCATTTGCTTGGCAGCAATTCGGAAATTCTCCTTCACCATTTCACTGTCATCATCATCTGAAAGCATGACCCTAGTATATAGTATCTGTTGTTTTTCGACAAGAGTATCCATGTCGTCAAACATTTGCAACTTCTCTTCCTTTGAAAGATCTGCAAAGCGATACATTTTTTGAGTCACATCTCGATACAATCGATACATGACTTCTGCTTCTCTTTTAACTATCTCCGAAGAGAATAAATTCTTATCATTCATAAGTGTTCTGCTACAATTTGTTTTGCTTTTGAAGTTTCATAGTTGACGAAGGGATCATACTTCTTTATCATTTTTGACATGCGTTTCCAAATCACATCATCACCAATAATTGTATCATACCTACTGGCAAAATTGGTAATCCTATTTAAAAGAACCAATGTCTCTAGCATAATATGACCACCAAGGTACATCCTCAATGCCTTTGAATGAGTGCCCCTCTCACATTGAAGCGACTTATTAAGGGACTCACATTCATTCATAATATTTTCCAAATCCGTCTTGAACAAATAAGTTATACTCTGCTGCCTTCTTTTCCACTCAACTAAATTTGAGGGATTCATATTTTTAATATAGAAGTTAGAGTTAACTACAAAATTTGATACAAAAAATTCTACGACATCATTTTCATTGTACTGTCCACCAAGACGTTCAAAGAAATAGATGTCGTTTCTTTTTTGAAAAGATTCTTTTGAAACTCTGTTGAGTTTAGTTTTTTCATACCGAAAATAATCGTACCTGTCCGTTGTAAAATGTGTTTTAATTGCAACGTAGGTAAGATACACTTCAAAAGCAGACATAATTAAATAGGAAGTACACCTCTGGTTGTTTTCTTGATGTAGTTGAGGCGGGTTGCCTCTGCTTTAATTTTTTCTTTCAATGACGGTGCGATCAACTTAACAACGGACTCAACTTCAAGGTCTTTTGCCTCACAGAAATCTACGATAGCATCAATATAGTTGAGTGTTTTATTGCTGTCTTTCACAATGTTTTCAATTGTCATTGAAAACTTATTCTTATCCATAAAGTTGTCATCAATTAACTGATCAATGTTTTTGTTTGGTTTAATGGGCATCTCTGTACTCTGCAATGTAATCTTTTAGCAGAGGCACATAATCGTCAGGATTTTTGATGAACACTTGGGTCTCCCCGTTTTGGCATGTAATTAGGGTGACAATTTGCTCGACCCTAATGCCAGACCTTTCTTCATACATCTTAGCATACCCTGTCTCTTGAACAAAGTAGTTCTCAATCCAGGATTCTTGCTTCTCTTTTGATGATGTCTTAAAGTCAATGATAGACAAGACATCATCAAATTCAGCAATGCAATCTACTCGTCCAGCAATACCAAACTCGTGACTGTATAAAGGTGCCTCTTGAAAGTGAATGTTGTTAATACGATTAAACATGGACTTTGCCTGTTTAAACAGTAACAACGCAAGATACTTATCTTTGTACCTTTCTAAGTCAAGATTATTGTTTAGATAATCTTCCACAATACTATGTAGCGAGGTTCCAACTAACGCTGCACGAGTTGAGATCTTGTTTGCTTCTTCTGCACCTACTCTACTCCTCCACTCTGCAATTGATTTGCGTTTGCGGAAGGAGCAGATGGTGGAGATTGAAGGATAATTCTCTTCACCTACGGCATACACCCTTTTCCCTTCGACAGTAGTTGCTTTAATGTCTTCAAGGATGACGCCCATATCAACGTGATTAAACATTAAGCAAACCCCAAATGCATTTTACTAAGAATGTAACTCTTGATGAGACCACTTCTCACAATATCATTGACATCAAATTCAATGCTTGCAAACTCATCCATAACCTCAAGAATCTTCATGAAATCAAGGATGCCATTCTTTTCGTTGGTCTTAACCAAGTCAGTTTGAAGTGCATCACCTGCAAAAATAATCTTACAATCAGTACCCACACGAGTGATGATTGAATCTAATTCATGGAAGTTTAGATTCTGTGCTTCGTCCACAATGACAATAGCATTGTCTAAAGTTGTGCCACGAAGGAATGAAGTGCTCCAGAATGAGACAGTTTCCTGTGCCTTTAGATTATCATACAGCATATTGTACGCTGGATCATCAGGCATCTTGAACATGTGTTCAACCATGTTCTTGTAAGGAATTTGATACAAGTTTGACTTGTCATCATGATCTCCTGGAAGGAAACCAATCTCTCTAGTAGGAACCAAAGAGCGGACAATGTACAGTTTTTCATAAGGAGAAGTTCCTGAGAGAATCTCCTTCAATGCAAGGTACATAGCAATAAAGGTTTTACCAGTACCAGCACAACCATACAGGAACAAATGCTTGCCTGCTTCATATGCTTCATATGCCTTTTCCTGATTCTCAGTAAGAGGTGGTAGATCCTTAAGTTGATCAATGTTGATGGGTTTCTTACGTCTCATTTGCTTAGGAGTACTATTAACAAAATCGAACTGGTTGTCCTTTCTTCTTCTGGGCATACGTGTTTAAGGAGGAGTAATAGTAGAACCGTAGTTTGCTTTCTTGATTGACTTCAGAACATCTCTGAAACCATCAGGAACTTTGTTTCGGATACCTGCATCAGCAACAACTCCAGGGAAGTTTCCATGATACTGTTCCAGATGAGGATTATCTTGCTTGTATTTATCGAGCTCAGTGAAACTCATGCGAACTTCAATGATCTCTCCTGTTTCCTTGTTCCTAAAATCATACAGGGGCATTGTTTTCTCCGTGTGTTGTCCACCCCATTGCCTCAGCAACAATAGGGAATTGACCTGCAAAGATGCACTTACATTCGTTTGCAATGTCCATATGTTCTTTCTGTGTACCGTGAGCAGAACGCAACTCGATATAATGGATCCATGAACGCACAGATCCCGTCATGTAAATACGAGTTGGCGTTGCCAAAGGCAATACAAAACGGGCACACTCTTTTGCAATTCCTTTGTCAAGCATGTTCTTGTAGAGATCCATAGCAGAAGCAAAGTGCTTCTGGATCTCAATCTGAAACTGCTGCTTTGTAAAGTCGTCGATGTCGTCAATAGAATTCTGACGGTTCTTTGTATCCTGACGACGAAGATCAAAGAGAGGAATCTCTTCAGCAAGCAGAGAAGAATCTGCGTAGCGTTGTGAGAATTCTTGATATGTAAATGAGCGATGTCGGAGTATCTGAGCTGCCAGTCCCCTGGTGGTCTCGATCTCAAGCGTCATATGCGCCTGCTCAAAGACGCTCCAATGCCCGTGTTTAATGCAGTAGGACAAAAGACCCGCAACCTTTGGATTATCCTGGTTGTTGGGGTTGCTAACACGTGCTACATACCCCATCGTCTTTTCAGCATCAGGGGTAACTGAAATCAATTTAACTTGCATAATACGTTTGATAATACTTTACAATACCATTAGGAAGTGCATGTCCTTGGGAAACCCAATCATTACAGCATTCAGTAATTGACTGCATACTGTAACGGGGTTCACCGTTTTCATCGGTCAACCCACCAAATCGATTGAGAAGGATGTTGTAAACTTCTTGGCGTAATTCCATACGCTCATCGTTGTAGCGCCAATCTTCATTCATTTTTTCTTGGGTTTGGAGTTGTTCCATAACTTCGGGTTTATCATACCATACCATGGATCCATATGCAAGATCTTTCCACCAATAGGATTTAGCATATCATAGTAGGCATCAAAAACAATGACCATCTTAGGTCCCCTTACGTGGTCATGGATAACTCTACCATCCAGTTCATACGTAATAAGAATAGCGTCTGATGGCCATTGTTTTTTATTAATATCTGACGGAACGCATTGATGATTGAAAATTTCCACGCCATACCTAGAGCGTAGAAATTTCTTATCAGATTCAGTCAGTCCTTGTTGCATTGATGAGTTCTCTAATTCTGTTTTCACAGAATCCTGGGTTTGATAGTCGGACTCTGTGGAAAGTTTCTTGGACATTGTGCTCCTCCTGAATGCACTTTTCAATCATATAAATCACTCTGTCTTCATTGACAATACTAACCATTATTCACTCCATTTGATTTCAGGAAATGCTTCTTTAACTACGGCATGAGTAATTCTAAATTTTGTCTGAAGGCAACCGTCCTTAGCAAGACATACAATGTCTGCTTCTGACTCATGAAGTCCTTCCAGGAGTTGAATGAACAGTTGCTCTCTCTTCATGCGAGAAAGGGTATTTGCTCCTTTAATGAATCGCCATAGATTACGTGCTTCCCTTTCAAGAACAGTATGTTCTGTACCAATAGGAGCATCGTTTCTATTAAATGGCACTTCACCTTCAGGAAGATCAGAACTAATGTTAGGATCAAAATTCCATTTCAAAATGGAGCGAAGTGCTTGTGAATTATTATCCCTAAGGATTTTAATCTTTTCTTGTTTGGTCTTGGCATTAGATGCCTTTTTAATAACTTCAGAAATCAAGAGTTTCATAAGTAATACAAAGTGTCGTGTGTTTTATTTAGTCGTCAGGGAATGGATCAGAATCAAAGGCGTCTGTAGGATCAAACTCTACGCTAATTAATTTAGCAACTTGGAATGGAATAGTATTGCCATCTTCATCCATCATCTCTGGATGTGGTGTAAAGGTGACTTCCTCTTCCTCCTCCTGATTTGCTAAGGTCTCCATAAACGTAGTGAAATATGCATGACCAAACCATCCAAATAAAAATCCAATTAGTGCGCTTCCAACCGTAAATAACGTGGAAAATACTAGGATAACTGCTGTCGTCATCTTCTTGTCTCCTTCCTGGGATTTATCCTCTATGGGTAAGTTAGGTTTCTTCCTCCTAAGACGCATGAACTCATCACCTTTATTTATGGGCAATTCCTGACTTTCGCTTTTTGATTGTGGTTCCAGGTTTTCTTCCTGGTCTTCGTTCTTTTTCATACTTCCATGCGTCTGTGAGAATTTTGTAAAGATAGTCCTTAATCTTTCTTGCTTGTGGTTTTGAAAGATGACCGTATGCTTCCTTTGCGATTTTATCTTTACCCTTAATGTAAAGTTCTAACTCCAGTACGATGTTAGAAATACTGACAGCAGTAGGACTTTCAATAAATGCGGTCACTTCTCTACGAGTGAACTTAGATGATTTCACATATGTGTAGAGATTAAATAGAAACTTTCCGTCAAAGGCAGCATCGATTGACTTTTCGACGAGGACGTAAATTTCTTCGGTGGGTTCCATTAGATAAGTTCGTTTTCTTGAAGGTAATGCAGTGTGTCTTTGAATCCTCCGATGTGTTTGGTGTTAATAGAAATCTGAGGGAACGTAGCACCCTCACCAAACTCAGCGTAAAACTCTTTCTTAGTAAAGTGTTTTTCGTACTTATACTCAGTGTATTTAACAGATAAATTATCAAATAACATCTTGGCACGGTCGCACCACTGACAATTATCTTTTGAATAAAGAATGACTTCCATGACCTCCAGGGGTAACTTCAAACAAGTATACCAATAAAAAAGGGGGGTGTCAACCCCCCAGATCATTGACGATGCGTTTACATTCGTCTATGTTCTTTTTGCAAAAATTGCGAACATAAGAATCAGTATCTACTTCCATACTATGGTGAGCATGTGTGTGTATCAATTGAATAAAACAAAGAGACCCAAAAGTTATCAATACTAAATGACAAACTGGACTGCTTACACAACAGAATAGATTCTTTTTAAAGTTCATAAAAAAAGGGGGTCATAAGACCCCCAACAGAGATCAGAAGGAGTACTTCAGACCAACCTTGGTTCCATAGTTGTTGTCACCACCGTCAACGGTAGCGAATGAGATCTCACCATAGATACCCAGGGATTCGGTAGCAGCAACGCCAACACCTGCCTTACCAGAGAAAACAGTGCTGGTTTCACCACCATCAGGAGTGGCGATAGAAGGACCTGCTTGAGCGTACCAGGAAGCGGACTCACCCAGAGCACCTTCGTAACCGACGTGAAGGTCGGTGGTGGTGCCAGAGTAGTTGCTGCCGCTGAAACCAGAATTAGCTTCAACGTTCACATAAGGACCTGCCATTGCAGCGCCAGCGAAAAGGGGAGCAGCAGCCAGAGCTGCGAATGCGGATTTAATCATTTGAAAATACCTCGTAGAATTTTTACTTGTGGAATGG